ATCAACAGCAACACCGAAGTTCGCTCGCCGCTGTACGAGTTCAACCTCATCCTCTGCCCAGGCTACCCTGAGGTCGTGGACGAGCTGCTCGCCCTGAGCGTGGCAGTTCGCGAGGAAGCCCTCGTTCTGGCTGACACGCCAGCCGACAAGACGCCGGACCAGGTCGCCCAGTGGGCCCTGACCTCGGAGCGCTTCAGCTTGGTGAACGCCGCGTACTACTACCCATGGTGCCTGGCTTCCAACCTCGATGGCCGCAACGTCCTCGCTGCTCCATCGGGTACCGCCCTCGCCGTCATCACCTTCTCCGACAACGTCGGCTACGTGTGGACGCCACCAGCTGGTGTCTCGCGCGGTCAGATCGTTGGTGTCTCGAAGGTCGGCTACTACAGCGGCACCCCTGGCACCGCAACGACCTTCATCGAGGCCAACCTCAACGACGGTCAGCGCGACAACCTGTACGAGTACGACAAGAACATCAACCCGATCGTCTTCTGGCCGGGTCGTGGTCTGCTCATGTGGGGTCAGAAGACGTCGGCACCTGCTGCCTCGTCGCTGGACCGCATCAACGTCGTGCGCCTGGTCATGTACCTCCGCCGCGCTCTGCGCAAGGGCGCTCTGCCGTTCGTCTTTGAGCCGAACGACCAGATCACCCGCGACAACCTGAAGACGGCTGCCGACGGCATCATGAACGACATCCTGATCAAGCGCGGTCTGACCGACTACGCAACGATCTGCGATGCTTCGAACAACACCGCCGACCGCATCCAGCGCAATGAGCTGTGGCTCGACGTCGCCATCAAGCCGACGATCGCCGCCGAGTTCATCTACATCCCAATCCGCGTGGTTAACCAGGCTGCTCAGATCTAAGAGCCCTTCGCTCCAGCTCAAAACGGGACCTTCGGGTCCCGTTGCTGCGTAAATAGCCCATGCAAACATTCAAGCAGTTCCTTGAAGGCACCCTTGAGAGCCTACCGGTAGAGCTCTTCCTGAAGAGCGAGCACCCCAAGCTGGCGGCTGAGCTTGGTGATGAGGGAACTGCAAACCTTGCCCAGGTGCTGGTCGATGACGAGAGCATCGATGATGAGGTGTTCAACGTCGCAAGCGACTACTTTAGCCACCGCATTCCACGCATGTACCAAAGCAGCAGCGAAGTTGAGCACTGGATCGTTCTCAAGCTGCGCGGTGAGGCGAGAAGGTTTGGTGCAATGTGAGCACGTTCAAGCAGTTCCTTGAGGTTTATGACGAGCTCGGCAGCTTGTCCTTTGAGCTGTTCTTCAAGGGTCTCGGCCTGTCAGAGAGGGACGCCAAGGAGTTTGCGAAGTGGTGGGAGGGCGACCTTGATCCAGCGAACCTCGACCACATGGCTCTTGCCAAGGTCGAGAGCGACTTCACTGCCGAGCAACAGAAACGGATTGACAGCTCCGACGAGCCATGGGAAGAAGAGGTCTTCATCCTGATCGACCACCTCTCGAAGAAGATGCGGAAGGCCGGCATCACTGGCGGCAGCCCGAGGCAGGCATGAAGACATTTCGCCAGTTCCTCATCGAAATGGATGAGCTGGAGTTTTTCGTTCGAATGATGGAGAAGGCATCAGACATGCGTCCGCCTCCACGTGTCGATGCGTACTATGATGGCACGCAGCACTACGGCATTGGGATGGGGAATGTCCGAACAAACACCAGCGGTGATGTCTACATCGACTACATGTCGTGGAGCAACGACAACACCCTGGTGCCAGCGACACTGTGCATTCACCGTGAGGACATTGAGGGCTTCACCATCGAGAAGGACGTCGAGGGTAAACCAACTCTCGTCTACCACAAGCCATGAAGACCTTCAAGCAGTTTCTAGAGCACAGCACCACCTTCGACAAGAAGTCGAGGAGCAAGGTAGAGAAGCGCGTGAATGAGCTGCTCAACGGCAGTAGCAGCCGTTTCGAGCAGATGTTCACCTACGCTGGTCCAAAGCTGTTCTACACGGTGTCGATCGTCTTCAAGCCGCATGATATTCTGCCAGAGGACGCCTACCTGGTCATTCTGAAGAAGGTCGTGGCGGAGGTCATGCCCTTCATGGAGCTTAAGGAAAGCGGCATTAAGCACAGCAAAATCAAAAGCACGAGGCGCGCCTACTGCATGTTTCAGGACAGAAATCTCCATGAAGACGTTTAAGCAGTTCATCCAGGAAGAGGATCGCAAGATCTACGCCAAGAAGTTTGGTGAGCTGCCTGAGTTCACCCCCGCGCTGGCTGAGAAGGACTACCAGGTCGGTGAGGTGAAGTTCTCAGCTGAGCACGGCCTCGGCGCGGTGCCCTTCAACCAGTCACCGTACTACCACGGCCTCGTCGCTCTGGTCAAGCCGTCCAAGTTCCTTGAGCTGGCGCATGAGGAAGAGACCGACCCGAAGCGGGTGTTCGAGATCGTGAAGCTCATCTGGGACGGCTATGCCATGGGCATCCCATTCCTCGACGTGCTGATTGACGACAACCCAGAATGGATGATGCCCCAGATCAAGGGGCATGAGGGTCGCAACCGCATGAAGGCCTTCATGGAGGTAGAGGGTGATAGGCCTGTTCCAATCCACCTCTTCCTGCGCGGTGGCATGCGCAACCGCCATGTCACGGATGAGATGATCAAGCAGCTGGAAGACAGCGTGGTGAGCCAGCGCGGTCACACCGTCACCCACCCCTTCATCAAGGTCTACAAGGCGCCATGAAACTTCTTGACCTGTTCATGAAACCCAAGCAAGCCGCTGTCGAGATGGAGAAGCGGGAACAGGAGGCCAGCGCTGCGCTCACGACTAAACTGGCTACCAAAACCTCGGTGCAGTTTGTTGACAACACGGAGTTTGATGTGTCAGTTCACACCAGCCCAGATGACGACATCGAGCTGATCAAACACCTTGCTCCTAAGTACATTCTGGATGCGATGAGCGCCAACTTTCCAGGAACGCCCGCTATCATCAGCGTCACGGATATGCGTGATCACATCAGCTTCATCGTGTCGATGAACTAGCAAGGCAGCGCTCAAGCTGCCGAAGCACCTTCTTTCGGTCCTTCTTCCATTCGCGCTCCCACACATGGAGCAGCTTGATGCCGGCAGCCTTGCACTCGCCGGCCTTCTGCGCCTCACGCTTCCCATCACCTGGATGCCAGTACTTCCCATTGTACTCGATGGCGACCTTCAGCCCAGGTAGGTAGATGTCCAGCTCCTTTGGAGCGATGGCCTGGCGGTCGTTGACGACGATCTTCCCACTGTAGAGCTTCCGAACTGCTTCATACACCTCGCCCTGCTCACGCGACACGTGACACACTGGACAGTAGATGCCAGCAACTCGAGCAAACGACCGCGTGAACACCTCACCGCAGCTGTGCTTCCAGCGGTAGGTGTTCGACTGCCCAGGCTCGATGGTGTCCAGCGGGGTGATGCCCTTCTCGGCCAGCAGGGCCAGCTTCTTAGGTGTCCTGTTCTTGAAGTGCGCGTCCTTCATCTTGGAAGAGGTTGAGGCCTTCCACGCATCAGAGGCCCAGAGCTTCTCTTGTCTATGGCGCTTGTCGAACGCGATGATTGGATTGGACTGCCCACAGCGTGGCGAACACGTTTGACGGTAGCCTTCAGTGTAGCTGATGTACTTGGTGAGTGACCCGCAGAAGCAGCGAGGTCGATGATGAAGTTGCAACCAGATCTTCTCTGAAGGACAGCCACCGTCCAGTTCCTGAAGTTCCGGGTAATGCTTCACCGCAGTTCTCCACCTCCGAACATCGAAGGTGTTGTTCGTAAAAAGGAGCTGCTTGATGAGTGACTTGTCCATGTTCTATGTATATGGCCAAGTGTGTCAATTACATGAGGAAGTTCAGGACGCATAGCGCCCGGCCCTAAATAAACCAACGGGAACGCAAGTTCATCATTCACGGCTTTGAGGCCCTTGAGGAGAAGATCATCGCTACGCTCAGTAACTTCGGTATTCCAGGCGCAGGCGCGGGTATCCTGCACCCACGGCTGAAGAACAAGTTCCGCATCACGTTCCGGAACATGGGTCAGCTGATCCCTGGCACCAACAGCCGCGACCTCACGATGCAGACCACGACTGTGACCCTTCCGAACCTGTCGTTCGAAGAAGTCGCGCTGCACCGCTACAACTCGGTTGCCTACATCGCTGGCAAGCACTCGTGGGAGCCGATCAACCTGACAGTTGAAGACGACATCACCGGCCTCGCCGCTACCGTTGTTCGCAACCAGCTCGAGACGCAGCAGCGCCTCATCGGTTCGGACCTCGACGGCCGCTGGCTCAACACCGCCGCCACCGGTTCCGACTACAAGTTTGGTATCGTCATCGACCAGCTCGACGGCGACGAAGGCGTTGTTCAGTCTTGGATCCTCGAAGGCTGCTACCTCGCTTCGGCTGACTTCGGCGACCGTGACTACTCGGCCTCTGAAGCTGCAACGATCACGATGTCGATCCGCTACGACCACGCTCGCCACATCGAAAGCGGTCAAGGCTACGGCACCGCCCTCGGCGGCAACATCGCCTAACGGCGCTGTACCCCAAATCCTACGGCCCTTCGGGGCCGTAGCTGTTTCTGGCATGCCATAAATAGGCGATGGCCAACATTTCCAACATCCTCAGCTCCACGCAGATCGCGCTGGAGAAGCAGGCCGCCGACAAGTTCGGCGCAGCCGTGGATGACTTCGTTCGTGGTTCGCTTGGCATTGGAGCTGACGCCAGCCCTGGTGGCCAGCGCATCAAGACGCGCGATCCTTCGACCTGGTACGCCTCGTCGTACGCTGCAGCCCTCGCAGGTGGCACCGACTACCGGCCGAAGCTGAAGTTCCTCTTCAAGGTCGAGTTCAAGTTCAAGGCCGGCGTTCTCGACAGCCTCGCAAGCGGTGGCCTGCTTGACAGCAAGACGCGTGAAGCTGTCGAGCGCAACGAGTTTACCTTCATGATCAAGACAGTCGACCGTCCAAAGGTCGACTTCGAGTATGAAGAGGACGTCAATCAGTACAACTTCCGCACGAAGGTGCTGAAGAAGATCCGCCACCGCCCGCTCACCATGGTGTTCATGGACGACGCCGGCAACCGCGTGTTTGACTTCTTCCGCGTCCTTGTCATGCTGTACTCGCCGATCACGCGGCGCCAGATGGCACGTGACGGCACCACTCGCAAGCCGGACACCACGTCAGCCCAGCCTGGTAACGGCATGGAGTTCAGCTCGCCGAACATCGGCGACAACATTGACATCTCACACCGCGGCGTCATCAACGCATCTGGCTTTGACACAGGCCAAGCCCTCGACGTCATTCGTGTCAAGCAGATGTTCATGAACCCAGCGGCGTCCAACCTCAACGACGCACCGTCAGAGGTCATCTTTGACTTCATGAACCCGCGCCTTGAGATGTTTGACCTTGAGGAGCTGTCGCACGAGGCCTCGGATCCCAGCACTCTGACCATGCAGTTTGACTACGACTGGATGGAAATGGTGAAGGTTTCCGCGATGCAGGCAGCTGACACACCCGTCTACAACATCTCTGTCAAGGGCGTCACCGGCGCCCCAAGCGACGTGCTGTCAGGCAAGAACCTTCCACAGGACGGCCGCACTGGAACGAACCCAATTCCCGCCGCCACGTCGACCAACCCGTTCCTCGCCATCATCAACCGCCAGGTGGGGCGCGCGGTGCAGCAGGTCACGAGTGACACGATCAACCGCGCCGTGCGCAGCACGTTCGGCACCGGCCGCTTCGCCACCGACCTTGGTGGTCGCATCTCGGGTTCGCTGGGTGGCGTGCTAGGCGGTCTGACGCAGGCCGCCGGTCGCTCTCTCATCGCTGGACAGGGCTCCTCGCCAGTCAACAACTCAGCTCGAGCAACCCAGGCGGTTGTTTCAGATGCGGCGACGGTTGGCAGCGACACACCTCTTCGCGTGGCTTCGTCATCGACGGCCTACCAGACAACCAACCCTGCACCTGACCAAGGTTGATCATGGCAGCGCGTGGTCGCTTCATTCCGAAGAACCCGACGAAGTACGTCGGCAACGCCAACCGCATCATGTTTCGGTCGTCGTGGGAGCTCGCCTTCTTCAAGTGGCTGGACAACAACGACGCCATCATCAAGTGGGGTTCGGAGGAGCTGTTCATTCCGTACATCAGTCCGCTGGATGGACAGGTGCACCGCTACTTCCCTGACATCGTGCTCCTGTACCGCCATGTCGATGGCTCCATCCGCAAGGAGATCGTTGAGATCAAGCCATTCAAGGAGAGCATCGCTGCCGCTGCCAAGTCAGACCGCGACAAGCTGGCGCTGATGGTCAATGACGCCAAGTGGAAGGCTGCCGCCGAGTTTGCCAGCCGCCACAACGCTACCTTCCGTGTTGTCACCGAGAAGACGATGTTCCCGCGCATCGTGAAGCGCCAACCGCCCGCTCTAGGGAGAGCCGTATGAAGCTGAATGAGCTGCTTGTGCAGGAGAGCACCGTCAGCATGCAGGTCAACACGAATGCGCTGGCTGGAGAGGCCGTAAAGGCCACTCTCATGCTGTCTCCAATTCACATCAAGGCCTACTACGCGTCTCCTTTCAGCATGGAGCCTGAGGTTGAGCGTGACTACAGGCGCTTCTTCAAGAAGCACAAGGCAAAGAAGGTTGGCAGCGAGGAGTATACACTCGTCCTGAAGGACACCATGGAGCTGAAGGAGCTGTTCGATGAAGCCAACCTGGTGTTCTGCGGTGATAACGTTGGTGACGATGACTTCCCATGGGACTTCGAGTTTGAGGTGACAGCATGAGTACTGATCAGAAGTTCGTGAACCCGCTGGATGAGCTGTTTCAGACCGCTCCAACCACCAGCGTCGTTGAGTACGACCAGGTGACTGAGGGAGAGCTGGCCGAGATGCAGGCCCCGGGCCAAACGCCGGCCGATACCAAGGACGCTGAGGACGTGGCGATCGACAGCAAGATCGATGCCGTGTACGACGCCGCCATGGATGCCTTCAACACCCAGACGCAGTACACTGAGATCGTTGAGCCGCGCTACGCTGCCCGCAACGCCGAGGTGGCTGCCAACTACCTGAACATCGCCCTGAACGCGGCTGCCACCCGTGCCCGTGTGAAGGGCGACCGCAAGCGCAACAGCGCGTTCGTTCCCTACGCCGGCGGTCAGGCAAAGGCAAGCAACGTCGTCGTGGCCAGCCGCGAGGACATCATGAGAATGATCAGCGTGGATGCTGATGTAAAGGAGCTGAAGTGAGAGTAGACGAGCTTATGAGCGTCCGCAAGGGCGACGTCAAGGTCACGCACATCGACCGACTTGTGCCAGTCAAGGGCAAAGACGGCAAGCTGACGCTGAAGAACGACGCCATGGCGGCGCTGGCCGACGCCACCAAGGGTGGACCGCGCGTCAAGAGCAAGGTCATGCCGACTGGAAAGAAGCCAGAACGGGAGTGACATGCGCGTAGCCGAGCTCATGGAAGGTGCTGATGACCACATCATGGTTGGTCATGGGTACTACCTTGAGCAGGAGAAGGCCGAAAGGGATGGCACGGTCGAGTACGTCATCAAGCAGCTGCTGGAAGACGAAGAGCTCGGGATGTGCAAGATGACAGCCTACACCTTCAGCGATTGGGGCTTCGTGTTCAAGGCCCCGTGGAAGGGCCCAAGCACCGCTGTCAAGAGCATGAACTTTCGCGCTCCAAGCAGGAAGATGGCCCTCGATCACTTCGTAGAGTGGGTCAAGAAGCTCGTAGCGACGCACCTGGCTAAGGTGGATGAGAGCCTGTTCTCGGACGTTCGAAAGGCGCGCAAGGCCCGCTCGAACGAAGGCAAGGACACCTGGCTTCGGCGGCTCAAGAAGGATGACACTGAAAGCGGCATGAACGATGCCGTCACCTTCTTCAACAACGAGGAAGAGGCCTTTCAGCACCACCTGCAGATGGTGAAGAACAACCCCAAGCAGCGGATCGCGCACAACCTGCACACGCTGAACGATCTCGGCCACTTTACGGTGAAGCTGGTAAACGGAAAGAAGCTGCCCGCCGGGCACAAGGAGAGCACATGAAGGTCAATGAGCTGTTTGAGAGCGACGACACCAAGTCGCTGGATGACTGGAAGTCCGAGGTCAAGGTCAAGCACCGCGAGTACGCCGGCAAGATCAAGTTCAAGGGCCGCCAGGAGGGTGGCAAGAACCTGGTCAGCGCTGAGGTGCCAGGAATGGACCGCTGCTTCGGCGTGTTTGATCTGGACAAGATGAAGGGCGAGGTGCTTGGTGAGGGTGCCAAGGACGAGAAGCCGTTCCTCGTCAAGTCCAAGAAGCACAACCAGGAAATGAAGGTCATGGCACGTGACAAGCAGCACGCGCTTGACAAGGTCGCTGTGAAGGACGGCAACCACTACTTCACTGGTCCAGTTGGCAAGGACGTATCGGTTGAGGAGCTGGATGAAGCCCTCATGCAGGAGAAGCAGCGCGTCAAGTGGCACGACAGCGACGCGCCTGACGCCAAGGGCAAGTTCCGTGAGCTCGGCGTGGACGCGCTTGCTGACTGGCTGATCAAGACCCGCGGTGGTGACATGCAGAAGATCAACGGCTCGCTGCAGCAGCAGATCACGTTCAACAAGAACAAGGATCCCGCCTACGCGCGCAAGATGGAGAGCGTGCGCGGGGCCGTGAAGCGCAAGCTGAAGAAGGACTGAGATGCGCGTAGCTGAGCTGTTTGAGGGTCTAGAGAATTTTCCGGAGCACTTCATGCTGCGGGACGGGTTCTATGCTGAGAAGAAGCCGCCAGAAGATGACGATGCCTTCGACGTCTCCTACAAGGTGTACCAACTCATGGACGAAAATCTCGTCGCGATTGCCGCTGTCACTCTGCCAGAGAGCAAGATCTACAAGAACTCATGGGTGTTCAGGCACCAGGTGTTTAACGCCAGCATTGAATCAGTCCAGGTTAGCGAGAAGGACCTTCACAACTTCCTGAAGTTCAAGTGGTGGCTTTGGAACATGCTCGTGAAATGCGGGGCAGTCGCTGATGCAAAGCGAGTTAGCGAGAGCGACCAGGGGCAGTACAAGAACGACACGGCTGAGCGCGCCATGATTCACAAGATCGTTGACCTTGCCTGCAACCAAGGACTGCTGAAGGGCGGCAAGACCGAAGCTAACCTGGAAAAGGCGTATGACTTCCTGGAGAGCGACTGGGGCGGGCGCCTGTGGGACAAGCACTACGAGCTGTTCCACCAGATGCACCCCAACTTCGAGGGACCGTTCAACCGGGGCAGGTACAAGGCCTTCAAGAGAGACGCTGAGGCCTGGCTCAAGGCATGGAAGAACGATCGCAAGCTGCCAAAGGACGTGAAGCCACTTGAGAAGATGCACGAGGCAGCTGACCCGAAGCTCACGCTCCCAAAGCTGATCAGCGGCTGGCCTGGAGAAACCGTCATCCCCGGCACCGCGTTCTCAATCCACCGCGTTCGCGAGAAGGCAGCTAACAAGGCGAGGTTCGAAGTTCGTCGGCTGATGGATGATCCGGAAGCTGATCCTGAAGGCTTCATCTACGTCGTCAAGCGCGGCAGGGGGAGCAGCCGCAGCGGGCAGATCATCTGGCAGTGTCAGTTCGGTAATGGCGAGCAGCTGCCTTGGGACAAGCGCAGCGAGTGGGTGAAGGCTGAAGAGGCGCACGACTTCAAGAAGTTCACTGAGTTCATCAAGCGCGTGCTGGCCAACCAGTTTGGGGAGAAGGACTGATGCCAACCGCCTACGTTCAGAAGATGGCCGAGAAGCACGGCGTGTCGGTTGAGACAGCCGAGCACAAGTGGCAGGAGGCGAAGCACTCCGTCAAGAAGGGCAAGCGCCGGGGCTCCTGGTACTGGGGCAAGGTGATGAACACCTTCAAGCGCATGATGGGTGAAAGCACTGCCGTCACATTCTCTGAGTGGCTGCTGTTTGAAGCGGATCGCAAGACCGAGGAGACGCTGCTACAGGCGGTGAAGAACCGTGACGCGAAACTTGTCCGGAAGGTAGCCGCCGGGCGCTAAATAGCTCACCTGCTAGGAGCAAATCATGGAAGGTTCTGTCGAAAACACAATGGCCTACTTCGTCGCCACGCTGCAGAAGGCACGTGACGTGGCGCACATGTGGCACTGGAAGGTCAAGTCGTTTGCCCAGCACATGGCGCTCGGCGAGCTGTACGAGACCCTGCAGGACCTTACCGACGAGCTCGTTGAGATGTACATGGGCAAGTACGGCACTGAGTTCCACATCCCACTGAGCGAGCCAAATCCGTTCAGCGAGCAGAGCCCTCTTGAGTTCGTCCAGCAGCTGGACAGCTACCTTGGCTCCATCAAGTCGGCCATCCCGCAGGACGGCTGGCTGATCAACAAGTTCGAGGAGCTTCAGGGTGAAGTTCACCGCGTCAAGTACAAACTTGAAAATCTGCACTGATGCTGCACTACGTCTATCAGTATGTCGATCCAAAGACAGATCTGCCTTTCTACATCGGAAAGGGCAGTGGTAGGCGCTCGCAATTTCATTTGTGGGAAGCCCGCAACGGGACGTGCAAGAACAAGCTGCTACAGAATGTCATTTTGAAAGTTGGTGAGCCTCGCATCGAGATCGTGCAAACATTCGAAATGGCGCAGGATGCCTACGATCTAGAACGCATGCTCGTCAGACAGTATGGCAGGCGCATCAATGGTACAGGAATTCTGACCAACATTGATGAGGGCGGTCGAGGCAGAACGAACTACTTTGTCAGCGATGAAGCCCGAGCTAAGATGGCCAAGGCAAAACTTGGCAAGAAACTCAAGCGCTCCCCTGAACACAACGCGAAGATTGCCGCTGGCAGATTGGCATATTTCGCAAGATTGAAAGCCGCACTATGAGCATCCTACAAGACCTTCTTGCCCTGAACATTTCTACTCCAGTCGTTGTGGCTGAGCAGGACGACGAGCCTAAGCACAAGGGCATCATGGCCAAGTCGGATGAGTTCACCGTAGAGGTGGACGGCGACAGCGAGATGATCGACATCCGTGACGGCGAGGGAAGCATTCGTGTCACCATGCCGCGCGACGTTTGGATCGACCTCTGCAAGCAGACAATCAAAGCGGAGGACTGACATGCGCTTCGCTGAGCTTCTGCAGGAAGCCCATCCGAACAAGGTCGCGAAGCTGAAGGCAGTCCTCTCTCAGTCCTTCATTGCCGACCCCAAGAACTACGAAACAGTGCTTAACTGGATCGGTGATGCAATGTCGCTTGAAGACATTGATCGACTTGGCATGAAGCTCAGCGGCGAAACGCCAATGGACAATGACGAGGTAGAATTTCAGCTGAAGCTGATCGTAAAGGCGCTCAAGAGCTCCAATGCCAGGATCGATACAAGCGGCCGCCACCTCGCCGTTAAGGGTGAGCTGCCAGATACCTTCTTCTACACAACAAGCCCCAACAAGCCACCCGTGCAAAATGCAGCGCAAAAGAACTTCTATCTCATCTGGTATGAGAAGGGCTTCTGGAGAACCGGCTACAGCTGGTTTACTGGCTTTGACAAGAAGAAGTTCAAGACACCAGAAGAGGTGGTCAGCGACATTCCAAAGATGATCAAGACGTACGAGAAGCGGTCCGCTACAGCAAAGAAGCAGTTTGACAAGGCAATGGCCGACTTCGATCAAGAGAACTACGGGACAAAGAAATGAAGGCGCACGAGCTGTTTGACCCTGGCTTCAAGATGCTGGATGGCACCAACCCTGCCAAGCCGTACGATCAGAAGCGCATCATCGCTGCCATGAAGCAGCTGCACGCCCGCGTTGAGCGGCAGGCGCAGCACTATGGCGGTAATCCCCACAAGAAGGTTGACCCAAAGACCGGCAAGGTGGACACCACCGGTCACCGCTTCTTCCCTGCGCAGATTGCGCCTGACGAATGACGCTGCTTGAGATCGCCTACGATGGCATTCTAGCTGACCTTCTTGGCGTGCTGCTGAAGAAGGGCGAACCAGTGTTTGCCGAGGTAGAGATCTCAAACTTGAGCGGCAAGGATGAGAAGCACAAAGTGAAAGTCATGCGGGTGAACAAGACCGACGCTGAACACGTGCAGGCCTTCTTCACTGATCCAGTAACAGATAGAGAGCACAGCTTCGAGCTTCTAAGCTCAGATGATGAAGACCTGGAGCTGGTGAAGCAGAAGACGGGCTACCTCCTGCGGTACAAAGATCGAAAGAAGCGAATCACGGTATGAAGGTACAGGAGCTTTTCGAGAGCGACGTTCTTGCCCCAATTCTTTGGGACATGGTAAAGCAGCGCCTCGAAAAGGGTGAGCCCGTATTTGTGAAGATCTCTGAGTTTCAGGGCAGCTACACGCCAGACAGGCTGTCGATTGCAAAGGTCGTCGGTGTTGGCGTGAAAGGCAAAATGCACGTGCTGTACTACCGAAGGGATGAGCAGTCGGCATCGGGCTGGTTTGAGGTCCTTCCGGACGGCGACACGCTTGAGAACCTCAAGCTAACGAAGCACAAGAACGGCAAGTTCATGATCACCGGCAGGGGCAACAGGGGCTACATCCGCGTATGAAGCTGCAGGAGATCCTCGCCGACAAGGAGCTGCTGCGCATGGCGTACCAGCACCTAAAGAAGCTTGGGCTGACAGTCCATCTTGAAAGCATCTGGGTGTTTGTGGAGGGCTCAGCCTTCAATGTGCACCTCTTCCCGGACGATGATGAGCTGTGGGACATCGTGTGGTACCACAACGGCAAGAAGGCAGGGCACGACCACCACCTGACGTTTGAGAAGGCAGTTGAGGAGCTGCTGCCTCTCAAGCCAGTCAAGGAGAGCCTATTCAGCGACCATGAGATGGCCGAGCTCATGCTGAACCTCATCACGAAGGCCGGGTTTGAGGCGAAGCTGGCTTTCCTGCGTGGGAAGCGCTGCATCATTGGAGCGTTCGGCGACAAGACCGCCCGCTCCTTCCGCGTTCGCAAGGAGATCGGCACCGAGGAATGGCTGCTTGACCTCCTGTCTGGCCAGGGCCACAAGACGAAGATCGGCCATGGCGACGAGCAGTGGATCATCACCAAGCTCAAGGAGCTGGACAAGAAGCCGATGAAGGAGAGCGAGGACCATCCTCTGCTTGTCACCATCGTCAACCAGCTGCTGGATAAGGGCGCCGTCGTGCTGCTCAACGCGCACGGTCAGCGGTTTAGGACGGGCAACGCCACCATCGGTTGGAGCAGCAAGCGCCACCTGGCGAGCGGCTTCGTCAACAGCTTTTCCGAGGATGGCCGCTACATCGACTACAGCCCGTCCTACAGCGCGCGCCCACCAGAAGGGCAGCACAGCCGCGCCCTCTTTACTCTGCACCAACCAATCGACGATCACTACACGCTGAAGAAGCTTGGTCCTGACCGCTTCGAGATCGTTGACGCTGAGCCAGTAGCTGAGAGCCTCTTCAGCAAGGAGGAGCGGGTTGCAATGCTACTGGTAATTCTCAAGAAGGCGGGCTTCTACGCCAAGATCAACAAGTACGCGAAGGACGTTATCAATGTTTTCCACATTGGCGAGCGCGGCATCCGAATTGCTCCACACGGACAGAGCTGGTCGATTGAATACACCTCTGACACCGGAGTTCACAAGAAGCGACTGCAGCTCGAGCATGACGTTATTGACTTCCTGAACAGCCTCAGACCAGTTCAAGAGGCGCGAGCCAAGAAGGTTGAGCCGAAGGTGCAGTACGGTGAAGAGGACCTGAAGCGCGTGCGCCAGGCCGTCGGCCTGCTCTTTGAGGTACAGGCCAAGATGGAGAAGCTGGATGACCTCTGGGCAGACCAAGGTTCAGGCGGAGTTGGAATCTACATGCACTTCATCAGCTTCCGCTGGATGGGCGGCGGCGGTGAAAAGCCGCCCAAGCGCGAAACGCAGCTATGCCAGAAGTACGTCATGGAAGCCGTTCAAACCCGCCCTGAGCTCAAGCAGATCTTCACCGGCCAGTCCATGCAGGTGGATGAGGAAGGCAGCGTTGACTTCCCATGGGCAGTTCACGACATCAGCGGCCCAGAGATGAAGCGCTTCTGGGCCGCCTTTCACGACAACGTCAGCTCGGTCGACTACGAGGACATGAAGAAGGACTTTGACGCGCTATGAAGACGAGCTTCAAGAAGTTTCTTAGCACGCTCTGGCATGGCGAGCCTAAGCCAGAAAAGCCCAAGTCGGTCATGACGATCGAGCGGGACCAGGCTGAATTCGAGCGCGACATCATGTTCAATGAACTGAGGAAGCGCGGCTTCAATGTCGGCAAGGAAAGCTGGAATACGCTGTACGGCAACATCTATGCGCGCTTCACGTGGGGTGCGCTCATCGGTGGAACCGATGCCAACCACGATCTTTGGGACCTCCGCTACGTTGATGACCACGAGAAGGTTCAGCAGGAAATCGAAGAGCGAAAGCGAATGACGCCCCCTGAGCTGCTGCATTCGCTTGACGCGCTTCGCAGCTACGCTGAAAAAGACGCTCAGAAGAGGAAGTGACCGCCGGGCCGCGGTAAATAGGCCCATGCAAATCGCCTACATCCACGGTCTCAACAGCTCGCACCGCTCGTTCAACTACGTGCAGGCGAAGCTTCCATCGCACGACATCGTGCCGATCAACTACAGCTCGCACCAGCCGCTGCGCGACAGCATGGACGAGGTGCGAAAGCGGCTGCCCAAGACGGGTCGCTTCTCCATCGTTGGGCACTCCCTCGGTGGCGTGCTTGCAGTCCTGATGGCAGCCGAGCACGTTGACCGCGTCGACAACCTCGTGACGATCTCAGCTCCCTTCGGTGGGAGCAAGGCAGCGACGGCGCTGCGCTGGGTACCTGGTCATCCAAAGGTGATCGAGGACATCACGCCGACGTCAGGCAAGATCGAGCTCATTTCGCAGCTGAAGCTGCACACCCCCACGCTCTCCATCATCTCTACAGGTGGCAGCCTTCCCACAACTCCCGAGCCCAACGACAGCATCGTCACAGTTTCCAGTCAGCGAGCCCTTCCATTTGGCCGGAAGGTAGAAGTCAAGGCCAACCACTTCGAGGTTCTGCTGCACGAGAAGGTAGTGCAGCTGCTAGAGAACTTCCTGTTCGAACACTCAGCATGACAATCTACTCCAAGCGCATTCGCGCTGTTCAATACGCGCAGCACCAGCAGGATGAGCTCATTCGCTGCGCCGCTGATCCGTACTACTTCATCACAACGTACGCCAAGCTGCAGAGCCACGCGCTCAAGCCACGCGCCTTTCAGGAGCAGGCAGTAGCTACCTTTCACGGCAACCAGTTCGTGGTCGCCAAGGCTCCTCGCCAAGCAGGCATGACGACCTTCCTCGTGGGCTACGCGCTGTGGAGGGCGCTGTTCAGCAGCTACAAGACCATCTTCTTCGGCACCATCAAGCACGACCAGGCCAAGGTGGCAGCCGAGCAGCTGCGCAACGCCTACGACCAGCTGCCTGATTGGCTGAAGCCAGGCTGCAAGCGCTTTGATCGGCTGAGCATCGAGTTTGACAACGGCAGCTGCGTCAAGTTTGGTGCCACGACTGAGAGCTGCTGCCGCGGCATGTCGCTCAGCCTTGCCATCTTTGACGGCCTCGCGTACTGCCACCTCGCCGTGCAGGAGTACGTGCGCGATGTCATTCTCCCCTGCATCGGCCAGAGCGGCCAGCTCATCGTCAGCTCCACCCCGAACGGCCGCACCGGACCGTTTGCCGAGCTGTGGGGCCAGACTGAGGCCGGCCTGACGCCGTTCACCTACGTGTCCATCGGCTACTGGGACCTCCCGATTGCCAGCGACCACCACTGGCAGCAGATGCTGTACCTGCTTGGTGATGCAAAGGCCCGGCAGGAGTACAACGCCGAGTTCGTATGAAGAACCCGCAGCTCAAGCGCGCGTACGCGACGGACGAGTACACTCCAGAGATGATCATGGAGCTGGCCCGCTGCAAGCGGGACCCGGTGTACTTCATGAAGAAGTACATCAAGATCCAGCACCCGAAGCGCGGCACAATCAAGTTCAACATGTTTGAGTACCAGGAGCGCTTCGTGCGGTGCATGCACGAGAACCGGTACGTGATTACGCTGCAGCCGCGCCAGTGCGGTAAGACGCTGACAGCCGCCATGTACCTGCTCTGGTTCGCCATGTTCTACGAGCCTGAGAAGAACGTTGAAGACCAGGCCGAGGGAGATGAGGACAGCAGCGCCGACGCCACGATCCTGATCGCCTCCAAGAACCAGGGCCACGCGCTTGAGATCGCCGAGCGCGTTCGCTTTGCATACGAGGAACTGCCCAACTGGATCAAGCCGGGCCTGAAGTACTGGAACCGTCACTCAGTGTGGTTCGACAACGGCTCGCGCATCATCTCAGAGGCCACCACTGAGAAGACGGGTCGTGGTCTGTCAATCACCAAGCTGTACCTCGACGAGCTCGCGTTCATCAACCCGCGCATTCAAGAGGCGCTGTGGGCGTCGCTTGCTCCAACGCTGTCAACTGGTGGTTCAGCCATCGTCAGCTCGACGCCCAACGGGGACACCGAGCTCTTTGCTCAGCTGTGGCGCCGCGCCATGGCGTCTCAGCTAGAGAGCGAGAATGCCGACCCCACCGTCGTACAGGAAAGCAGCGACGACGCACCAGCCATCGGCTTCGTGCCGTTCCAGGTAAACTGGCGCGAGCACCCTGAGCGAGGCGACAAGTACTGGCAGGAGATGCTGAACATGCTTGGCGAGCTGAAGACCCGCCAGGAAGTCGGCTGTGAGTTCCTGTCCAGCGACGCCATGCTGATCAGCTCGATGAAGCTGCAGCAGCTGACGACAAAGCCGGTGCACCACACCGACATGGGCTTCAAGTTCTGGGTTCCAGAGGAGAGCCTCGGCGGCCTGGGCAAGACGTACCTCATCTCTCTTGACCCGGCAACCGGCAACAACAAGGACTTCTCGGTCATCGAGGTGTTTGACTTTCCGGCCTTGAACCAGGTTGCGGAGTACCGCACCAACAACGTCAACATCCCGCTGCTGTACGCCAAGCTGAAGTGGATCATCCTCAAGCTGTCCGAACCGGTGGGCCGCGGTCGCTCCGAGGTGCTGTGGACGTTTGAACGGAACGGCATTGGTGAAGCCGTTGCGGCTCTCTACATGAACGACGAGAAGCAGCCTGAGCACGCCGAGCTGTACTGCGACGTGCCTGGGAAGCTGGGCGTCTTCACCTCCGGCAAGACGAAGGTGCTCTCCTGCTTGCAGCTAAAGCAGCTGGTGGAGAAGACCAAGAACGGCCTGCAGATCAACTCAGAGCACCTGCTGTTCGAGCTGAAGAACTTCGTCGCCAAGGGCGGCTCGTACGAGGCCAAGGCGGGCGCCACCGACGACGCGGTCATGGCAACCATCGGCATCGTGCGCCTCATCAAGCGCCTTGCTGAGTGGAACGACGACGCCTTCAAGCAGGTGAATGAATACGTTGAGCCGGGTGACGAGAACGACGCCTTTGGAGATGATCCCGTCCCGTTCATCGTCTGAGCAGTTCTGCCCTAAATACGCCTGACCACCCTCATCAGGAGTATCCCATGCTCGTAGACGGCATTCAGCTGAGCGAAGGTAGCGAGGTAGTCAACCTCGTTGTCGACAGCGGCACCACTTTCCCATCCAACCCAAACACCGGCGAGCTCTTCTACAAGACATCGGCGACCGCCGGCCTTTACGTGTATGACGGCTCCGGCTGGACCGCGGCAGGTGGGGGCGGCGTAGGCGGCCCCTTCACAATCACCGGTGACGTAACCGGCACCATCGACGGTGGTACCGACACCCTCACTCTTGCTACCGTCAACTCGGGTCCCGGCTCAGTTGGTGGTGCAGCATCTGTTCCAGTGATCACCGTCAATGGCAAGGGCCTGGTCACCTCATCGACCAGCACCTCAATCCAGATCGCTGAAACGCAGATCACTGACGGCACGCTGCTGGCCCGTGTGGGTGGCAACGAGACGATCACCGGCACCTGGACATTCAGCAACGCTGTGAGCGGTCAGGATCCGACGCTCTCGACGCACCTCGCGACGAAGAGCTACGTTGATTCGATCGGTCAGGGCCTCGACCCAAAGAACGCCGTTCGTGCGGCAACCACCGCCAACATCACGCTGGCCGGCATTCAGACGATCGACGGCGTTGCCCTCAACAGCGGTGACCGCGTCCTTGTCAAGAACCAGACGACTGCCTCGCAGAACGGCATCTACGTTGCCGCCTCGGGCTCTTGGACCCGCGCGACCGACTTCGACGGCACTCCTGCCAACGAGGTTACCTCAGGCGCCTACACCTTCGTTACAGCAGGCACGCTGTACGGCTCGACTGGCTGGGTCCTGACAACTGACGATCCAATCACGGTTGGCACGACCGCCCTCACCTTCACGCAGTTCAACGGTGCTCCTCAGTCGCTGAGCACCCTGCAGGGTGGTTCCACTGGCACCATCGTGTACCAGTCGGCAGCCAACACGACCGCCTTCTCCACGAAGTTCACGTGGAACGACGGCTCCACGATCCTTGGCCTCGGTTCCGCTGGTGGCACGAACACCATTCAGGCGCTTGGTTCTCCTGGCACCGGTATCAACGGTGGTAGCTTCCTCGTTCAAGCTGGTGCTGGTGGTGTCACTGGCGCTGGTGGCGATATCACCCTCTCTGGTGGTACCGGTGGCGCTGGCTCGGGCTCGGGTGGTAGCATCTCCCTTCTCGGCGGTGGCGTAAGCGGCAGCTCGTCTGCTGGCGGCAACATCACCATCACGGCAGGCGGCTCCTCATCGAGCACCACTGCTGGTTCAGTCAGCATCTCTGGCGGCGCTGGTCCAGGCAGCTTTGCATCGGGCGCTGGCGGTCCAGTTCTCATCAAGGGTGGTTCAAGCGATCCTTCTCAGGGCGCTGGCAGCGGCGGCAACGTCACCATTCAAGCAGGTCTGCGCGGTGGTGCTGGTGGTACTGGTGGTGCGCTCATCTTCCAGACGAGCACGACTACCTCGGCAGTTGAGCGCTTCCGCATCGACGCCTCGGGCGCATGGTTGCTGGCCTCGGCCCCTGGCTCATCTGGTCAGGTGCTGACGTCCAACGGTTCGGGTGCCGCGCCAACATGGCAGAACGCAGCAGCAGCTTCTTCTTCGTTCACGACCTTCACCGGCTCGAACACCGCATCGGTCAACACCATCACGACCGCTGCAAGCACGACGCCTCCAACAACGTCGCTGTTCATCACCGTTGGTGACAACAGCGCCGGCACTCCAGGTCTTCTGCTTCTGCAGGGCGGTGCCAGCACGGCTTCGAGCGGCACCGGTGCTGCTGTGCAGCTCCGCGGCGGTACCGGCGGTGGTGCTGGTTCGACGACTGGTGGCAACGTCATCATCCGTGGCGGTCTCGGTACCGGCGCTGGTGGTGCGGTCGTCTTCTCGACAGCTCCAACGACCACCGACGTCGAGCGCTTCCGCATCACGAAGGACGGTGAATGGCAGCTCGCCACCGTTGGTGGCACGTCAGGTCAGGTTCTGACCTCGAACGGTGCTGGCACCGCTCCTACCTGGCAGACGTTCTCCGCCAGCTTCAACGGCGGCACTGTCGCCAACTTCTCTACCTTCCAGGCCGGCATCGCCTTCTCTTCGACGACGTCGGTTCCGGTGAACGGTTCGGGCGGCTCGCTGCAGGTTGGCTACTCGGGTACATCTGCGATCACGTCGACCAACGACGCCTTCGTTCTGTGGGCCAACGCAACGTTCCCGCTCATCAGCGGTTCGACGGTGAACACCAACGGCACGCTGGTGGTTGCTGCTCGCAACACGTCTGGTGCCGGTATCGCGCTGGCAACTCAGAACGCGGTACGCGTTGCGGTCAACTACAGCGGTCGTATCGACCTGCTGAGCGGCTGGTCGGAGAAGCGGAACGCCCCATCGTTCTCGGCAACTCCAACCATCGACTGCTCGGTCGGCAACGCGTACGTTGTTACGATGACGGCCAACATCACGTCGATCTCCTTCAGCAACGTGCCAGCTGCCGGCAGCGTGTTCACGCTCACCATGTTCCTGACGCAGGATGCAACTGGTGGCCGCACCGTTACATGGCCAGCTTCGGTCAAGTGGCAGGGCGGCGCTACACCAACGCTGACTGCAACTGGCAGCAAGATGGACATCATCCAGCTGGTGACGCATGACGGTGGTACGAACTGGTATGGCTCGGTTGTTGGCCTCAACTACTAAGGTCTGAACCAATGAAGAGCTCACAATCTGGATACGGTGTCGTCTTTGACACCGGCCGGCAGGAGATCAACCTGTCGGCCGGTCAGTACTACACCCTGCCCGCCAACTCGGCGCAGTACGCGCCGACTGGTGACTTCACGGTAGAGGGGTACTTCCGTTTCACGACCTCTGTCGCCAGCATCTTCTTCTGGGGATGCTCGAACGGCTCTGGCGCTGTTCCCAAGCTGGGCTGCTACACCGATGCGTCAGGCCACGTGCAGGTGGACATCTCGGGTGGTCCACGCATCACGAGCACGCTGGTACTCAGCACGAACACCACCTACCACATCGCGGTCTGCCGCGTCGGCAACGTCACCACGCTGTACATCAATGGAACGGTGCAGGGCACCGACAACGCTGCTCGCACCATCTCGCCGCTGAACAACGCGTGGAACATCGGCTGGTTCGATGAAGGCTCCATTAACTTCGCTGGATCCATCTCCCAGTTCCGCTACGTCAACGGCACGGCGCTCTACACCGCTGCGTTCTCACCGCCGCGCGGTCCGCTTCCCAACGTGCCGAACACCAAGATCCTGGTCTCCTTCGACAACAGCACCACTGACGCATCGCCAGTCGGCGCAACGCTGACGAAGCAGGGCTCGGGCACGCCGACCTTCAGCGCAACGACTGTGGCTAACGCCGTCAAGTTTGGTGCCATCGCGGATCCGCTTGCCTACGCTACCACGCTGCTTCTGCACGGCAACGGTAGCAACGGTAGCACGACGTTTTTGGACACGAGCCGCAACCAGACGATCACGCGCACCGGCACCGGCACCACCATCAGCACGACGCAGTCCAAGTTTGGCGGATCAAGCATCAACTTTACTGGCGCAACCGGCAACTACCTGTCTACCGCAGCATCGACGTACAACTCGATGGGCACCAGCAACTTCACGTACGAGTTCTGGATGTGGCCTGACAGCACCTCCAACACCGCGCTGAACATTCCGCTTTCGAACTTTGTTCACCCGATCGTCTTCACGAACAACGCCTGGGGCTTCTACTACAACCGCTCAGGCAACACGAAGACGCTGGCAATCTTCTGCTTCAACGCCAACAACGCAGCTCCGATCATCGAAAGCTCGGCAGGTCTGATCACGGACCAGGCATGGAACCACATCGCGCTGGTGCGCAACGGAGCGACGCTGACGCTGTACATCAACGGCACGTCAGCTGGTACGTACAACATCGGAACCACCAGCTGGGATAGCTACGGTTCGCTGGCCTTCTACGTGGGTGCCGGCTCTACCAACGGTTCAGTCGCCTACCCGTTCAAGGGCTACATCGAAGAGGTACGCGTCTCAAAGGTGGCACGTTGGACGACCAACTTCACTCCGCCAGCTGCCGAGTACGCCGACTACCCGATCTTCTGATCCAACTCAGGTTACACTTTTCCTAACACGAAGCTCATGGCTGTGATAAAATCATGGCCATGAGCATCGTAGTTTTCTGGATCCAACACGCGCCGACCGAGTTCCTTCCGGGCTGGGCCGAGCCGAAGTGCCGCACCTTCACCGAGGACCGCCTGATGGACGCGCTGTCCTTCATGGGCGAGAAGCGCAAGGAGGAGGGCGTGACGCACGTCTGCATGGTGTCGGAGCCAGAGGGCATGGTCGGTGCCAAGGACGCAGGTGGATCCGTCGAAGATGGGAAGCTGCCGGACGGATCAAGCTACACCTGGATGAAGAGGCGGTCGCAATGACCTTCGAGCTGAACCTTCGAGACCTGGACGAGTGGGTCGATGAGACCTGGCACTCTGGACCTCCGCCCTCAGTGGGCTGGTGGCCGGCTTCCACCATGGAGAATGAAAGCGTCATCCGCTGGTGGAACGGAACGTACTGGTCGTTTCCGCTGGACCGGCTCTGCCGTCCCCACGAGATCACACTCTACTCCTCGCTGGAGAGCTCGTGCCAGCGCACCATCCGCTGGCGCCACCGCCCGAAGAACTGGCCGGCGCACAGTTACACCTGAGCGCCGTTACAACCTGCCTGTGTACAAACTTGGCCGTTGATGTAAGATAGCAACATCAACGGAGGCACCATGTTCTACATTCGCCTGCACAACGGCCTTCCGAAGGAAGTGACCGACACCTACCCCGACACCGACGCCGTCTGGGCCAAGCACCCGCACAACGGCAAGGCGCGCGGTTGGATGACCTCCCGTGACTTCGAGTTCTTCGAGCAGGCCGAGAGCATGGCGAGGTACCTGACGGCAATGACCGGCGAGACGTACCTCGGCTGCGACGAAGGTGAGGGCCACTGGCCCCGCTACCGCCTCGTGCTGGCACCGAAGGTCGGCGACTTCGTCTCGAAGTCGTTCAACGGTGACTCGTACCCCGTCGGCACCATCACCAAGATCTCGCCCACCTGGATCGTCACCACCGACGTCGGCAAGAAGTTCCGCCGGTGGAAGGATTCTGGCGGCTGGCGCGAACAGGGCCGTGGCTTCTGGATGGTGCACGGCCACCACGACGAACGCAACCCGCACTTCTGATCATGGTCAAGTTCATCCTTGGTCTCATCAACCTCTTGATTGTCGCCGTTCCTGGCACGATCTACGTGGCGTTCGCCATCACGCGCGACGTTTGCGGCTTCTTCGCCGACAGGCTCGAAGGGCTGCTCGAGCGCATCAATGGTTACTTCGACAGGCTGATCGACAATGCTGACTAACTTCAACATGAAGCTGATGGCCCTCTTCTACTTGGGCTTCGGTCGGTTCTACATCAACTCCGTCTTCGCTGCGCTGTGCTTCGGCATCGTGGTCGGCGCAGGCATCATGTGGATCTTTGGCTGATGGACGCCTACAAGTTCCAAGCCGAGCTCGACATCTACAACGAGGCGCAGGCGGCCGCCGCCAAGGCAACGCAGGCCTACCTCAATGCCAACCCTGGTGTCTGGTACCCGTGCGGCTTCGCATGGGTCAAGATCCGGCCAGCGCGTGGTCGCTTCGTTGCGATGTGCAAGGACCGCGACATCGGCCGCACTGACGACTACGAGGGCGGCTTCATGATCTACAACCCGTCCGAGAACGCGACGCAGTGGATGGATGCCAAGGAAGTCGGCTGCAACGCCTTCATCGACGTGCTGAAGAAGTACTACCCGACGATGCGCGCCTACGCGAAGACGAGGATCGACTGATGAATCGTTCAACTACCTACCTTCTTTCAGTGGCGCTGATTCTCAGCGCATCGGCTGCCTTCGCCAAGGGCTCCTCCCACGTCTCCAGCGACGGAGCTGAAAGCGGTGGCGTGATGAGCGTCAAGAAGTACCCTCGTGCCATGGTTTGGCATGAGCTTCGAAACTGGCAAAGCACGTCAGGTGAGCTGCTGGTGTGCCCCGAGGTCGTCAACACCGAGGTGTCGTACGGCAGCAAGGACTGCTACAACCCGAACACCCTGAAGAAGGGCGAGAGCAAGCAGAAGGGGTGGATTCCTCTAAGCGAGTACAAGATCGAGGGCATGGAGCTCAAGGCATACGAGTTCCGCTTCATCGGTTCGGGCGGCAACAAGATGCTGATCGCCTACTACGGCCCGCCTGAGAACACCGGCTGGACCCGGCCTGAAGAAGCCACCCTTCGCATCAACGGGCCGGTGCAGGTGCAGGCCGACCGCGTCATCATCAGGAGCAAGAAGTGATTGAGTTCATCGCGTTCCTTTTCTACAAGCTGGTTGCCATTCTCGGGATGGTGATCGTCTGGGGGTGGGTGCCATTTCTGTCGTTTGTGGCCTTCATGGTCGGCAAGGAGGAGTGCAGCACCACCTTCTGGCGGCGGTTCTGGATGATCGGCGCGGTGGTGGTCGGCAGCATGGGCTCCATCACCTACTGGAACAGCATCTGGCCTGGGCCAGTGCGACCGAACATGGGTCCGCTGGACTCGCTCTTCCACTACACGCTGCTGACACCGACCGAGCGGCTGAAGCAGGTTGAAGAGCAGAAGCCACCGACCGTCAAGGAACTGGGTACCGAGCTTCGTCGCTACCGCCTCGATGGCTGGGCGCCGCCGAAGCACTTCTACGTCGACCTCACCGACCTGAAGACTGGGGCGAAGCACGACCAGGTCTACGTCTCGAAGCACTGCAACAACGCCGGAAGCCTGCGCCGTGGTGACGAGTACAACATCCTGCTGCGCAGGTACGAGCTGAGCAACCAGCCTGGCGTGGTTCGGTACGAGTTCGCGAACCTCTACGAGACCTTCTGCTGACCTGTAACAGGTTACAACTTCGTTGGGCCAAGAGGCCCAACCTGTGTTAGAATACACCATGAACGCACTTCAGTACATCGAGCACTTCAAGGGCACCGCCGCATGGGCCCGGATGTGCAGCACGGTCGAGGCCTCGCCTTGGCACCGTGAGGCCAACGTCGGCGAGCACACGCTCATGGTCCTCGACCAGTACGAGCGCCGCTTCGCGCCGACCCGCCTTCATCACCAGAACAACATCGCCCGGATCGCCCTCCTCTACCACGACGTGGGCAAGCCGGCCGCTGAGGAGGTCGTGCACTCCGAGGAGCGCGGTACGTACCGCCGCTACGCAGGCCACGAGCAGCACTCAGCTGTTGCGTTCACGCAGGCCTGGCTCGAGGACGAGCAGCTTCGAACGATCCTCTCGCCGTCGGACGCACGTACGGTGCGCTGGATCATCGAGCACCACCTCTCGTACGGGTTGAAGGACCCGCAGAAGGTGGGTGCATTCCGCGCGGCAACGTCACGGACGCTCGGCGTGGACCAGGTCACGTTCTTCGACTGCCTCCGCTCGGACGCCGCAGGCCGCATCTCCGACGACCACGAGGAGAAGCTCCGCAAGGTCGAGGAGTGGATCGAGAAGTTCGAGGTGACGCCTGACCTCTGGCCGCAGCCGAAGAAGCCGTATGGCTCGGTGAAGCCGGGAACCGCGTACCTCTTGATCGGGCCGTCAGGCTCGGGCAAGTCGACGTGGACGAAGGGCCAGATGCGGACCTGCGATCGCCTCGTGTCGATGGACCAGTACCGCCTCGAGTACCTCGCCTCGGTGGCAGGCGTGCAGGTGCAGTACACGCCTGAGTTCTACCGCCAGGCATTGGACCAAGCAACGAAGGACGGCAAGCTCTTCGACGACTTCATGGCAGTGAAGATCAAGAACACGTTCGAGACGTGCCGGCTCGGCGGAGGGGACGCGTACATCGACAACACGAACGCAACGCGGAAGTCGCGCGCTCGCTGGGTGCAGGAGGCGCGCAACGCCGGGATGGAGGTGGTCGGTGTCGAGTTCTGGAACCCGCTCCAGACGGTGCTCGACCGCCAGGCAACGCGCTCGGACAAGAGCGTTCCGCTCGACCGCGTTCGCGATCAGTACTTCCAGCAAACGTGCGCATGGCTGGGAGCTGAGGTCGATGAGGTGATCGTCGTTGCCAATGGCGAGCAGACGGTGATCCTCTAACCAGGACCACTCAAACCTGAAAGGGGGACCGAAAGGTCCCCCTTCTTGTTACAATGCAAATCTGGTCGGTTGTACACTGCGTACGCTGACTTTGTGCAGGTTGGAAGCGGCTCTTTCGCTCGGGCCGCATAAATAGACGGTGAGCAAGAGAGCTCACGCACTTTCCAACCACTTTGTAACTTTGAAAGGTTTGAACCATGGCAAAGAAGTCCCTCGCAGATCTCGTCGCTGCATTCAACTCCAAGACGAGCGGTGGCGGTGGCAACCAGGACTGGAAGCTGTTCTTCAACTTCTGGAAGGCTCCTGTAGGCACCATCAGCACCGTCCGCTTCCTCCCCGACCTGGACGAAAACAACCCTCTCACCTTCCTGGTGGAGAACTTCACGCACGAGCTCGTCGTCAACGGCAAGCGCGAGAAGGTCGCCTGCCTGAAGATGTACGGTGAGGACTGCCCCATCTGCGCGCTGTCGCAGAAGTACTACGACGAGAAGGACCCCGAGCACAACGAGGCCCTCGGCAAGAAGTACTACCGCAAGAAGAGCTACATCGGCCAGGTGCTGGTGATCGACACCCCCGTCGAGCACGACGCCAACCAGCTGGTGAAGCTGATCGAGTTCGGCCCGGCCATCTTCAAGGCCATGCAGAACGGCTTCGCCTCCGGCGACCTCGCCGAGCCGCCGTACGAGTTCAAGGGCGGCCACAACTTCCGCATCAAGAAGGACAAGAGCGGCGAGTACGCCAGCTACACCGGCTCCAGCTTCTCTCCGAAGCAGACCGATGTCGCTGACGACGTGCTCGAGCAGATCGAGCTGTACGACCTCAAGACCTTCCGCACCCCGAAGACGGACCGTGCCCAGGTCGAGACCATGCTGATCGCCGACCAGACCGGCGCCGCGATCACCACTGGTGAGGACGACACCGCTCCAGCTCCTGCCGTGACCAAGCCGCTGGTGGCCGCCGCTACCACGACGACCGTCACCACTGACGAGACCGCCGCTCCGGCACCGGCTCCAGCTGGTGAGAAGAAGCTGAGCGTGGTCGAGCAGCTCCGCGCCCGCCAGGCCGCCAAGGCAGCCGCTTCGGCTGAGTAAGACAACGGAGGGGCCTCGCGCCCCTCCTCATGAGGAGTACCAAAATGGGTCCAATCGATCAAAAGACGCAAGACGCACTGATCGCTGAGGCTCTGGCGCTTGTTGATGCGGGCAATGCTCCAGCGGGAGTGAAGAAAGCCATGCGCCTGAAAGCTGCTGAGGCTCTTTTGAAGTCCAAGGGCGGCGGAAGAAAGGGCATGGTAGATGCGGCAGCAAGTCTGGAAATGGTGAATGCCAATCTGGATGCTGCAATCGACGCCCGCGCGGCCGCCAAGTGACCTTCTACGTCTACACCTACGTCATTGACGGCGTGCCTCGGTACGTTGGTAAGGGCGTAGGTGGTAGATGGGCAGCGCACAGGAAAGCAGATACGCGCCTCGGGCGCACGCTACGCAAGCGGCAGCAGGAAGCGATCGAGTGGATCAAACCGACGATCGAACACTGTGAAAGCAACGAAGCTGCGTTTCTCGAGGAACAACGGCTCATCAAGCTGTACGGCAGGGAGGATTTGGGACAAGGTACGCTTTGGAACCATACTGATGGCGGTGAAGGATCACCTGGATATCGCCACTCGGAAGAGTTCAAACAGCGAATGGCAAAACGAGTAGGGTCGAACAACCCGTTCTTCGGTAGAAACCACACTGCCGAAGCTCGTGAAGTCTTCCGTAAAACGCACCTCGGCAACACCTACATGAAGGGCAGAAAGCTAAGCGAAAGCCATAGACGCAACATCGGTCTTGGTATCAGCGGTGATAGGAACCCAGCATGTAAAGTCAAGACGACAGAGTACCCAAAGCTCTTGCAGCTCAAACAGCAGGGCCTAACGCAAAAGCAGATCGGTGAAGTGGTCGGTTTGACACAAAGCCAGGTCTCAAAGATTTTGAGGAGTTTGAAGTAGTGGCATCTCTACCTTTTCTTGATCGCTTCAAGAAGGAAGTCGCAAAACTGAACACCGTGAACGTGGGCATCAAGACCACGAGCGAGTGGTTGACCACAGGGAATTACGCCCTGAACCGAGCTCTCAGCGGTGACTTCAAGCGCGGCATCCCTCTTGGCAAGATCTCGCTGATGGCGGGACCCTCTGGCTCGGGCAAGAGCTTCATCGCCGGCAACATCGCGCTGCACGCGCAGAAGGCTGGCTACCACGTGCTGTTTCTCGACAGCGAACACGCGATTGACGTCGAGTACCTCCAGAAGATCGGCTGCAGCGTCGCACCTGAGCACCTGACGTATCTGTCGGTTGCGACGATCGAAGACGTCAACTCGATCCTTGCTGAGTTCTTCCAGAACTACATCAAGACGTACGGCAAGGACAGCGACACCAACCCGAACGCGGTGCGCACTCTCATCGTTCTCGACAGCCTGGCAATGCTGTCGTCCTCCACCGAAATGGAGAACTACGACAAGGGTGTCATCAAGGGCGACCAAGGTCAGCTCGCAAAGCGCCGCAAGGCCATGCTGCGACTGGCACTGGGCTACCTTGGCCGCCTGCCAATCGGCCTGCTGCTGACTGACCACGTGTACCCGCAGGACATCATGCTCGGCGACGGTGCATGGGCCATCACCAACTCGACGAAGTTCTCGTCCTCGATCATCGGCATCGTCACGAAGCTGAAGCTCAAGGAAGAGGGCGAGGTCACAGGCGTTCGCATGCGCTTCGAGACCTACAAGTCGCGCTTCGCCAAGATCGGCACGAAGGTCGAGCTCGAGGTGCCGTACAACAGCGGCATGTCTCCGATGTCTGGCCTGCTCGAGCTGCTCGAGGACATGGGTGTCATCGCGAAGGGCACGCAGCCGGGCGAGAAGCTCAACTGGGTGGCCGACGTCAACGGCGAGAAGGTGTCGTTCCGTGAGAAGGACTTCAACGAGCAGATCGCGTTGAAGCTGCTGGAGCACCCGCTCTGCCAGCCGATGCTTGCTCGCGGTCAAGAGCCGGACACGACGCCGTCGGCTGAAGAGCTCGACGCAGTCACCGACCACGATGAGCAACCACAACCCGCCGCCAAGAAGCGCGGCAAGAAGGAGTAACCCATGAACAGCGTCACCATCTCGTTCGCCCAAGGCGGCTTCGTGCTCACCACGGTCATCGACAACCAGCTGAAGACCGAGGTCTTCGTGTCGCAGGGCAAGCTCAACAAGGCCGTTCGCGCCGCTGTTGAGGAGCTCAGCCTCCTGCCGAAGAAGGCAGACGACGAGGTCGTCGAGTAAGGAACCAGGGCCGCGTACGCGGCCCTCTCTCACATGCGCATCACGCTCTGCGCCCGGTCCAAGATCCTCCAGCTCTTGGAACCGGGCGCTTTCTTTCGGGTACAGGTGTCCGTTGTACCCAACGCTGGCCAGCACGTTGACCTGTTTCCAACTACAGAGAGCAAGCCCACTGATTGTACAATTAGCCTTGTACCTCACGTCGTTGCCGACATTCAAACGGCCACCCTCATGGCTGACCAGACCGTCGACTTCGACTACACTCTCCAAGAGTTCATCATCTCCAATCGCGGCAACGAATGAGCGCCCTCCTCACCATCGACGAAGCTGACATCGGCGGCTCCATCATTCCCATGATGGAGAAGTTCGACAGCGAGATCGCCAAGGCTGAGCCGCTCTTCAAGCTTGAGGGCCGCAAGGTCATCGACATCGCACGCGACCTGCCCTACCACCAGCAGCACTACTCCGAGCTCGCTCAGGAGGCCAAGGCGCTGGTGAAGTGGCTCGAGAACCACCGTGCAAAGATCGAGGCGCGCCTGACCAGAAACTACCTGAACGGCCAACGCGCCTATGGCGCCCGCGAAACGTCAACGCTCATCAACGGCGAGCGTGAGATGGTGGAGCACAACCAGCTTGTCATCGAGGCGCAGCTCTGCCTGCAGAAGCTGGATGCCATCGTCGAGAGCTTTCAGCAGATGGGCTGGATGGTCGGGCACATCACCAAACTACGAGTAGCGGAGCTTCAAAGTGTCGTCCTCTAAGGCAACCTCGCCCACCGTCCATGGTGGCTACCCTTCCGTCGGCCAACCGATTTCGGGCGGCAGCTACGGCAGCATCCCGATTCCAACACCGGCGCCGAGCGTCACGTACGCCGGCAACGGGGTCGGCAACCTCACTGGCTCACTGAACTACTCGCTGTCGGCCGTGAACAGCAGCGACGCCAAGCCGGTCGACATCGAGCTCACTGCGCCCAGCCAGGAGGTGATGCACATCTCCGACATGGCCAACGGCTCCTTCACCGTCTCGTTCTACGAGTACGAGCAGGGCGGCCGCACGAAGGCCACGCTCGATCTGGATGCGTCGCTCACGCCGATCGAGAGCCTGCGCATTCAGCAGCTCATGTCGTACATCACCCTCGCTGCCGCAGCTGGCTTGTCTAGCAAGGTGGGCGGCTCTAAGCCGATCACGTACATCCGCACGCACGGTCTCGAGCGCCACTTCCGCTTCTCACTTGCATGACCAAGAAGGTTCACATCAACGTTCGCGACGAGGTCTACGCCCAGATCTCGGGACTGGAGCCGCACGACGAGAAGGTCCTGAGCGACAAGATGGCCGTGATGGTCGAGGGCGCCTTCTTCATGCCGGCGTACAAGCTCGGTCACTGGGATGGCAAGATCCGGTTCCTTGACAACACCGGCAAGATCTACTTCCGGCTGCTGGATGAGGTGACGCCGTACCTCGATGCATGGGGCTACGAGATCATCCTCAACGACCTGCGCAAACCGGTCGAACCCATCACCACGCGTGTCGATGCCAACTGGTTCAAGTCGAAGCCTGATCACGTGCTGGGCGTTGAGCTTCGCCCGTACCAGGTGAACGCGGTGAACGCCGCGCTGGATGCCACCAGCGGCTTCATCATCGCTGCCACCGGCTCAGGCAAGACGTGGATGATCGCTGCCCTGGCCGACGTGATGAACCTCTGCGAGCACCGCGTCATGGTGATCGTGCCGTCGTCAGACCTCGTTGAGCAGACTGCCAGCACGCTGCGCCTTGGTCAGCTTGACGTTGGCACCTACAGCGGTGCCAAGAAGGACCACTACCACGCCACCGTTGTGGCCACGTGGCAGGCGCTGCAGAACAACCCAACCATCATTCGCGACTTCGGTTGCTTCATCGTCGATGAGGCCCACGGTGCCAGCGCAAAGGTCATTGGGGATCTGATCAACGTGCACGGCCGGGAGACGGCCTTCCGGTTCGGCTTCACCGGCACCTTTCCGAAGGCGAAAATTGACCAAATGACGCTCCGGGGGTGCATCGGGGAGACGCTCTACCAGATCAATGCCGCCGACCTCATCCGCATGGGCTACCTGGCCCAGCTCGAGATCGAGCCCATCGAGATCCAGGCCACAGTCAATGAGGAGTTCCCTGACTACCAGTCCGAGAAGACGTACCTCAACAAGAACGCCGACCGGCTGGACCTCATCGCCGACCTGATCATCTCGAAGGCTGAGCAGTACGGCAACACGTTCGTGCTGGTGAACTCGATCAAACAGGGCAAGGAGCTGCAGAAGCTGATCAAGGACAGCATCTTCCTGCACGGTGCCACTGAGAACGAGGTGCGCGCCGAGTGGTACCACACGTTCGAGAAGCAGGACAACCTCATCGTGATCGCCACCTTCGGCATTGCGTCCACTGGCATCTCAATCGATCGGGTGTTCAACCTCATGATGATCGATGCAGGCAAGTCGTTCATCCGCTGCATTCAATCCATTGGTCGCGGCCTACGTAAGGCGGACGACAAGGACAAGGTGCATTGCTGCGACATTCACTCAAACCTGAAGTGGAGCAGGAAGCACTATCGCGAGAGGAAGAAGTATTACACCGAGTCGAACTATCCCGTCACAAAAACCGTGAAGATAGCCGCTTGAACGTAAAGCCCGCCCACAGTCCTCTTTTGATAGGCCTATCGACGATAGGAAAACCTTTTGTGTGATTGCGCTGGCGAAGCCACTCGGAGAGATTGCTGACAGTTTCAGTGTGACCATTTGGAAAGGTCACCTCGTAAGTTGATGATGTTGATGCAGCGATGATCTTACGATGAGCGTCAGTAACTACATGCCCTGCGCCGTTGGTATTTCCCTTCAGCCCTTCACGAATAGCATCGCGCTGGTGCTGTGCCATTCCGATACCAGCGGCCTTCTTCGCAGCGAGCGTGGAGCGATGGGCAGCCTTGGTGGCATCAGAGCGCACCTGCTTGAAGCCGGATGCGAACAGTCTGCGTCGCGCCTCAGAGATCTTCCTGTTGCGTTCTTCAGTGAAGCCTTGTTCCCTGAACAGACGCCGAGCAAGTTCATAGTCACGTGATGAGCACTGGCGCTGATGAAAGCGGTTGTTCTTCGTGAAGGCCATGTACGCGAACGCATTCACCATCTTTCGACGACTGTTGCCGGTGGTGATCTTGATCAGCAGCTTATGCGCGATGAAGTGTTCGCGCGCTGTGAGATAGACGAGGTTTGACCTGTCATCAGTGCCGCCGAGAGATGTTGGTGTGATATGATGACATTCTACGTAGCCCTCAGGACGAGGGCGCTTCTTGGCCCTCTTCATGAGATCGTCGTAGATGCGCTGGTAGTTCATGAGTTTCTCCTGCATTGACTGTATTTATAGCGAGATGGACTATCCTCAACAACTTGAGATTGCTCTACAGGATGTAGAGCAGTATCTCAGAAGCAACTGCACAAGCGTGATCTGCACCGAGAGCGTTTACCGATCGTTCATGAATGGTGAGACAGCGCAATATCTCACCAGCAAAGATGAATGGTTTCGCGCATATCGTGACGCGTATGTTCAACTGACTAACGGAGGCGGCCTATCCAAATCTTGAGCGAAGTTTCCCGTCCCTACATCATCGACAGCCTCACGGCTCCAATGGGCGTCAGCCACTTCTGGTCGTTCAGCGGCCACATGCTCGACTTCAAGCTCGAGGAGCTCGCCTACCTCGAGGAGACGATCGGGCCAACGGTGCGCATTCGCGTGCAGAACCTGGACATCGACGTGCCTACCTCGTGGCACGTGCTTGCCGTCGACAAGGAGACGTACTCCATCGACAGCATTCCCATCACCGCTACGGCGACGTTCGAGCAGAACATCCTGCTCTTCTCGCCAGACGACAGCAAGCCCACCACTACCACCATCACCATCGTCGACTTCAACCCGAAGCAGTCGGTGTTCCACCCGATGGTCCCGAAGGGCAGCGCGATGATCCATCCCACCGGTCCTGAGCTGATGCACGGCAAGAGCGTCTTCTACGGCGTCTGCATCGGCCCCCATGATCTCCATCGGTGGATCGCCAACAAGACCGTCGGGGACATCCTCACGTAAATAGGTCACCTGTCACAGGAGACCCAACATGTCCCTCACCAACACGCAACCGCTCGCTGCCGCAGCTCTCCTCGTTCTTGAGAAGGAGATGCTGTGGAACGACGCGCAGGTTACCCGCGGCCAGACGTACAACCAAGATGGCTCGGTGTCGTCGGCCCCAAACCCGGCTGTCATCGCTGCCAAGAAGGCCGACCTTGACGCCGCGCAAGCCAGCTATGAAAACGAGGTGGATCTGCGCACGCCGGGTGCGGTTGGTGCGATCTCGCCGGCCACTGTCACTGAGCACATCACCGCACGCGACACTGTCGTGGTCGGGCCCTAACGAAGCGCGCGGCCCGTTAAATAGTCTCCACAAACAAGGAGACAACCATGGCCGACTACACCACATCGTTCGAAGCAGCAGTCAATCACGCGATGTTGTACGAAGTAGGAGGCCACTGGAACCTCGCGACGCCTGGTGTCAAGGAAGGTCTCATCGAGACCAAGGAACAGCGTCGCAACGTTGGCTACGTGAACGACCCACTCGACCGCGGTGGGGAGACGAAGTACGGTGTGGCCAAGAACGCCAACACCGACCTCGACATCACGGCCCTCGACTGGGAAGCTGCCAAGCGCGTGTACTACCGTCGCTACTGGCTGTCGTCCCACTGCGATGAGCTGACGCTCATTGCTCCGCGCATCGCCGTTCTGCACTTCGACGGCGCCGTCAACCACGGCGTAGGACGCGCGGCAAAGTTTCTCCAGCAGGCCGTCAAGGCCGAACCTGTCGATGGCGACATTGGTCCAGCTACGCTGGCCGCTGTCAAGGCCATGGACCCGATCGCGGTGTGCAACGCGATCTGCGACATTCGCGAGGCCTACTACCGCGCGATCGTTGCGAACAAGCCTGAACAGGCTCGTTTCTTGAATGGTTGGCTGCGTCGCATCAATGAGATGCGCGCCTTCACCACCAACCCGGATTCCGCTTTCGCTTAACCTATCGCAGACTGCCCTGCAGCCTGTGTTGTCTCTGGAGCTTGCGCGCCATGAGTTACAATTCTGAAATGACACCGCCGCGTGTGTTTAGCGTAGTGACCTCTGCTTCCATGCAGGATCAAGCCGACTTTCTGTCCTACCTGATGGGACAGGAGGCCACTCGACGCCAGGTTAAGGGACTACCTCCCATGACCGACATGGAGCAAACTGAGTTCAAGCGCAACCTCATGCGTGAACTGATCATCAAGCAGAACCCCTTGGGCGCGATCAATCTTCAATCACCGAAACCCCCTACCCAACTGAACGGATGAAAACAACCATGTCCCTTCCTGCAAATTCCGTCTACGAGGACTACATCGCCAAGTCCCGTTACGCGCGCTACCTCGATGACGAGCGGCGCCGTGAGAACTGGGCTGAGACGACTGAGCGCTACGTCTCCTTCATGGAGCAGCACCTGTCGAACAAGCACAGCTACACCATCGCCCCTGAGCTGCGCAAGGAAATCTTCGACGCGATCAACAACCTCGAGGTGATGCCCTCGATGCGCGCGCTGATGACCGCAGGCAAGGCGCTGCAGCGCGACAACACCGCTGGCTACAACTGCTCGTACCTGCCGGTCGACGATCCCAAGGCCTTCGACGAGGCCATGTACATCCTGCTCTGCGGAACCGGTGTCGGCTTCTCCGTTGAGCGCCAGTTCGTCACCAAGCTGCCTGAGATCCCTGAGAAGATCTACGACAGTGAGACTACCATCGCCGTCAACGACAGCAAGGAAGGCTGGGCGAAGGCGCTGCGCATGCTCATCGCGCTGCTCTACTCGGGTGAAGCTCCGAAGTGGGACGTCAGCAAGGTGCGTCCGGCTGGCACCCGCCTGAAGACGTTCGGTGGCCGCGCCTCTGGCCCAGGCCCGCTCGTCGAGCTGTTCAAGTTTGTCGTGAAGACCTTCAAGAACGCCCAGGGCCGCAAGCTGAACTCGCTCGAGTGCCACGACATCATGTGCAAGATCGGTGAGGTGGTGGTCGTGGGTGGCGTGCGCCGCTCGGCCATGATCTCGCTGTCGAACCTCTCCGACGACCGCATGCGCCACGCCAAGAGCGGTGCCTGGTGGGAGACGCAGGGCCAGCGCGCCCTCGCCAACAACAGCGCCTGCTACACCGAGACGCCTGACGTCGGCGTGTTCATGCAGGAGTGGCTGTCGCTCTACGAGAGCAAGTCAGGTGAGCGCGGCATCTTCAACCGCGAGGCTGCCAAGAACGTCGTCAAGCGCAACGGCCGCCGCGACCCGGACTGGGACTTCGGCACCAATCCGTGCTCGGAGATCATCCTCCGTCCGTACCAGTTCTGCAACCTCACCGAGATCATCGTTCGCGCTGACGACACGATGGAAACGCTGAAGCGCAAGATGCGCATCGCCACCATCATCGGCACGTTCCAGTCGACGCTCACCCACTTCCCGTACCTGCGCAAGATCTGGCGCGACAACACGGAAGCTGAGCGCCTGCTGGGTGTCTCGATGACTGGTATCCTCGACCACCACGACTTCAACAACCCGGACGATCCTGAGCTGCCGGCCCGTCTCGAGGCGCTGCGCGACTACTCGATCGAGGTGAACAAGGAGCTGGCTGAGGTTCTCGGCATTCCTCAGGCCGCGGCCACCACCGCCATCAAGCCGTCGGGCACCGTGTCGCAGCGCTGCGACACCGCCTCGGGCCTCCATGCGCGTCACGCCAAGTACTACATCCGCCGCGTGCGCGCCGACAACAAGGACCCGCTGACCCGCTTCATGATCGAGAAGGGCGTTCCTGCTGAGCCGGACGTCATGAAGCCCGACAGCACCACCGTCTTCTCGTTTGCGAAGAAGGCTCCTGAAGGCGCGCTGCTTCGCGAGCAGCTGACGGCCATCCAGCACCTGAAGCTGTGGCTGATGTACCAGCGCCACTACTGCGAGCACAAGCCGTCGGTCACCATCTCCGTGTCGGAGAAGGAATGGCCTGAGGTTGGTGCGTTCGTGTGGAACCACTTCAGTGAGATGTCAGGCGTGTCGTTCCTGCCGTACGACGGCGGCTCCTACCGCCAGGCCCCGTACGAGGAGTGCACCGAGAAGGAGTACAACGAGCTGCTGGCTCGCATCCCATCGGACCTCAACTGGGACAGCATCATCGAGGTGGATGACAACGTCGAGGGCGCTCAGACCCTGGCCTGCACCGCTGGCGGCTGCGAGATCTGATGGTTCCAAGCCCCTGCACCGGCATCTGCACCATGAGGGGTGGCACCTGTGCAGGGTGCCACCGCACTCTTGACGAGATCGCGGCGTGGGGCTCGATGGATGACGAGCAGAAGATGGAGGTGCTGGAGCGCCTCCTTCTAACCTGTGAATTCCCAACACGCGCAGGGCAACCTGTGCTACAATCTAACTAGGACGAAACATGACTTCCTTCACCGTCTTCTCGAAGCCCAACTGCCCGTTCTGCGATCAAGCCAAGGCCCTCCTCAAGTCCAAGGGCCTCCCGTACCGGGAAATCATGCTTGATGTCGGCCAACCCAAGGCCGAAGGAGCCGACTACATCTCCCGTGATGAGCTCCTCGCCATGTTCCCGGGCGTCCGCACCGTGCCACAGATCAGCCTCCTCAGGACCACTGAGGCTGGCACCCAGGTCTCATCGCACATCGGCGGCTTCCAGGAGCTCAAGACCTACCTCGCATGATCGAACGCCGCCAAGAAACGAAAGACTTCTCCACCGGCACCTACGTTGGGTGCCGTCCTGACGTAGGCTCGCTCTACCTCCTCCAGGGCTGGATGGAGGCCATGGGCATTCCCAATCCCGTCAAGCTTGAGGACCTGCACGTCACAGTCCTCTACTCGAAGGCACCAGTGGTGGTCGACAGCGTCAAGGAGCGGGTGTTCCTCGCCCTCTCAAGCGGCTACCAGCTCATGCGCCACCGCACTGACAAGACAGACGCGCTGGTCATGCTGCTCTGGAGCCCCGACATCAAGGCGCGGCACCAGGAGCTCATCGAGCGCCGGTGGCGACCACGACTACCCTGACTTCATTCCGCACATGACGCTCACCTACGATGTGGGCGACTGGGACTGGAAGAACCTACCGCCAGCGCACCTGAAGCTGATCTTCACGAACGAGTACATTCGCCCGCTCAGAGCCGCCGCTGCGGATTAGGGCATTAGTATGAAGATAGCGCGCCGCCTACGGGCGGCTTTTCTTTGCCCGGGTCTCGTGCGGCCTAAATAGGCCGATACCAACAAGGAGATCCCTTCCATGACTTCCGCAGCCGCAGCTTCAGCTCCAGCCGTGAACCCCGCCATGATGATCAGCGCCTTCGGCTACGACATCAACCTCATGTCGGTGATGATCATTCTTCTCATCCTCGGCATCCTCTTCCTGTTCTGGCGCATTCAGTCGTCGGAGAAGCTGGACTTCGCCGACATGCTGACCAAGGACGGTCGCGCCGTCTCGCTGACCAAGGTGCTTCAGCTCGTCGGCGGCATGACCGCTACGTGGATCATGATCAAGCTGACCATCACCGGCCAGCTGACTGAGGCGCTGTTCGGTCTGTACCTCACGTACGTCGGTGCCATCGAAGGCTACTCGAAGTTCGTTGCCGCCAAGTACGGCTACAGCGAGAAGTCGGTCAAGGATGCAGCGCCATCTTCAGGTGCAGTGGATGACGGTGCCAACGTCAAGCCAAAGGAGTAACTCATGAAGCTGGGTTTTCGCCAGGGCCTGGTCTCCTACCAGAAGAACGGTCTCAACCAGCCCACCTTCCTGCTGCCGTCAGGTACGGCCAACTTCGTTGCCTTTGACGTCTCACCCACGCCAACTGTTGCCAACTTCGCGCACGGCGGTACGAACGTTCTCGTCAACTTCGATGTGGACGTCCCGGCTGCATGGGGCCCTCTGACCCCTGGCGTTACCGCCTACCTCTACTGGGACATCGATCTCCTTTCAGGCGCTGTCACACGCGGTATCACGACGCTGATCCCAATCAGCCAGCTTGAAGCACCTACCAGCCCGTCGTTCGACCAGCACTGGTTCGACCTCACCACCACCAAGATGAAGGTGTGGAACGGTTCGAAGTGGCAGGAGAAGGTTCGCCTTTTCGCCGGTCAGGTGAACAACGGCAACACCTCGCAGATCGTTCCCTACACCGCTGGCTCACAGGTGGGTCTCAACGTCGAGTGCGACGCGGGCTACCTCGTCTTTGACGCTTCAAACCCATCGCCGCTGCCGGTCAAGCTGTACCCACAGGGCGAGTTCCTGACATCAGCCACGCCGGTCCGCATGAAGACGACCGCTGGTACGTCAGGTGTCGTCGCTGCTCCGCCGAACACCTTCATTCCAGTGCGCGCCTCGGAGAACATTCCGAAGTTCAGCATCGTCTTCTTCTCTGGTGAGGACACCGTAGGTCTTGCCTCGAGCAACCCAGCGCTTCCACAGCCCAAGACCCCTGTCGGTATCGTACAGGAGGACCTCGACGTCAATGAGGTTGGCACGCTCACGCAGGTGGGTGAGGTGTCATGGGACCAGTGGCCGTTTGACCTCAGCGCCCATATCGGAAAGCCAGTGTACTGTGGTGAGAACGGTGAGGTGACGCCAGTTCGCCCGAACACGCTGATGGCATACCGCGTAGGCTTCGTGAAGAACGCCACCACCATCGTCTTCAACGTCGACGCTGAAACGCTGCCGCAGATCTACCAGGCTGACGTCAACGACATTCAGATCAATGGGGTATCGCCTCTCACGTCAACACCCGCTGTCGTAATGGGCGAGCGTATCTGGACGCTTGAGATGCCAGCCGCAACTGCCTCTGCTGCTGGCTACGCCACTGCCGCGCAGATCACTCAGCTCAACACCGCTACCTCTGACATCGCCACCATTAACGGCATTCTACCCACGAAGGCTGACGTCAACCACACGCACATCATCGGTGATGTGACTGGCCTGCAAGGCGCGCTTGACGCTCTTACTGCATCGCTTGCGACCAAGACTGACAGGATCGTGCCAGCCTCACCTGGCAACTTCGCTTCGCTCACCGTCAGCGGCAACCTCGCTGACAGTGGCTACAGCAGCGCCTCATTTGCGCCTGTGTCGCACACGCACATCATTGCTGAAATCACGAACCTGCAGACTGTTCTCGACGGCAAGAGCGACGTTGGTCACACGCACGTCATTGCTGACACGACTGGTCTTCAGGCCGCTCTCGATGGCAAGGCACCGCTGGTTCACCTGCATGCCATCAGTGATGTGACTGGCCTGCAGACTGCGCTCAACAACAAGAGCGACGTTGGCCACACGCACGTCATGGCCGACATCTCTGGTCTGACGGCAGCTCTCTCACTGAAGTCAGACGTTGGCCACACGCACGTCATCGCTGAGGTGACTGGTCTGCAGGCAGCGCTTGACAGCAAGGCTGCCATCTTCCACACGCACGTCATTGGCGACGTCACTGGCCTGCAGACGGCCCTTGATGGCAAGGTATCGAAGGCCGGCGACACGATGACCGGTGCGCTCACCCTCAGCGGTGATCCGGTTCTGCCGCTTCAGGCAGCTACCAAGCAGTACGTCGACGCCAACATCTTCACCATCGGCTCGATTGACCAGCACACCGACGTTGACACCACCACGGCTCCTCCAGCCGTTGGTGACACGCTCAAGTGGAACGGCACCAACTGGGTGCCAGGTGCTGACAACGTTGGCGGCACCATGTCGTCGTTCGATGTCACGAACGGCCTGCCAGGCGAAGGCAACCGGACGTTCACAGTCAGCAACGGCGGCGCGGTCACCTTCACCAATCTTGAGGTTGACCAGACCAATGGCACGGTGACGCTCATCCCGCTGCACATCAAGTCAGTCTACAACGGCACGGACATCCAAAAGTTCCCGAACGACAACGCGTCGAGCGTCAACCACCCGATGCAGCTCGTCATCGGTAGCGGCCTTACCGCTACCGTCACCGGCACCTGGAACGAGAGCCTGCTGCTCACTGCAGCTGGTGGCGTCGCGCAACCGGCAGCCCAAGTCGTCTTTGGAACTGACACAGGCGTTTCAAGCGATGCCTTCTTCCTGTACGACCCGATCTCGCGCGCCTTCTTGGTCAACACCGACGGTGGTGGCTTTGGCACGGTGCAGGATGATGCTGCAGATGGCGATGTTCTCATCACCACTGCCAACAACTCGTCTACTACCGGTGCTGCACACCTGCGCCTGACTGGTAGCGGCGGCGGTGTCTCGAACGTTGAGCTTGTTGCTGGTCGCAATGACACGGCTACTGCTCTTCCAGGTGGCAGCGTTGCCATCACGGCCGGCGTATCTGTCAACCAGAACGGTGGCAGCATCAGCCTGACAGCAGGCAACTCTACCAATGTCGTTGGCCCGTTCGACGGCGGCAGCATCAACCTGACTGCTGGTGAAACGCTCAGCAGCGGCGTAGGTGGCCAGGTCAACATCACCGCCGGCGCAGGCCTTGCAAGCGGTGGCGCGCTGTCACTCGCTGCTGGCAACGGTACTGGTTCTCCGTCTGACGGCGGCCTGGTCAACATCGCCGCTGGTAGCGGCTACGCTTCTGGCGGCGGTATCACGCTGTCGGCAGGTGCTGCGGCACAGACCGGCGGTAACGTCTTCATCGAAGGTGGCCAAGGTCAAACGCAGGGCGGCAGCGTCACGCTAAACGCAGGCATCAACCCAACTACGCCATCCTCAGGTGGCAGCGTCATCCTCCAAACCGATGCAGCTGAGCGCCTCGCAATCACTGCTGACGGCGATTGGCGCGTCAATGGAACTTCGGGCACCGCTGGTCAGGTGCTGACGTCCAATGGCGTTGGCTCAACGCCAACGTGGCAGGATGCAGCTGGCGGTGGTGGAAGCGGTCTTCGCATTCAGACGTACGCGTTTGGCATGCCGTCCTCATCGCAGTTCAATGGATCTAGCAACAGCGGATGGAACATCAACTCGATCCACAACCCGCCTCTGCCTGCATTTGTGGACATTGATGGCACATTTCCTGATCGTCTCGTAACACTTGAGGGTGGTGTGTTCCGCATCCGCGTCAACTGCACGATCGGTGTCACTGGTGAAACGACCATCCTTCCAGATGACCTTACCGCTTTTGGCTTCGAGCTGAACACCACCGGCTCAGTGTTTGGTGGAAACCCAACGTACCATGTTCGCTACTCGAGCAGCAGCTCATCAGGTAACATGCTCGAACTGCAGGGCTTCGCTGGCTTCCCGCTGACCAACGCCGCCACGACCTTCAACTGGACGGACGAGTTCATTCTGCAGGCCGGTGCAGGCGTTACGTTTGCTCCGATCCTGTACATCTACAACTACGTCAACACCACCACCGAGTTCATCGCGACCATGGTGGTGACGGTAGAGAAGATCAGCGACGACGTCGGTCCCTGATGCTCACGGTCGTTACGCACACCCGCAACGACCGCCCTGAGCTCCTCAAGCGGTCTGCAGCGTCAGTAGAGCTGGCGCTCGGACCTGAGATCAAGCACCGTATCATCGAGTGCACCGACGACTGGGGCAAGGCGCGGCTTGATGCTACCCAGCTCGATGAGTACGTCGCGTTCGTAGATGACGATGATACGGTGGAACCTGGAGCCCTTGAGCTCTGTCTCAGCGTCGCAAAGCAGACGCAGGCCGGTATCGTTGTGACCGACGAGACCCTCGTCGACATCGAGGGCAAGGTCATCCGCAGGCTGCCCTCCTTCAAGTCGTACTCGGGCCTGTGCGTTCATCCCCGCTCTGCTCACCACCTGTGCCTGATCAGGCGCGATGCAGTTGACCCACGTGCCCTTGACCTGCACCGACGGTACGGAAACCTCGGAGCCGACTGGGCCATCAAGACGTCAGCGGCCCTCTCCAAGGGCGGCATCTACGTGCCCATCTTCGGTTACAACTGGACGCAGCACGCCGACACCATGAACACGCGAGAGAAGAACAGCTTTAGCCGCATCATGTACCAGCTCGGCATGGAGATGCGCCAGCTGTGGAAGCCCCAGCCAGGGGAACTGCCGCGCTGGAAGCTGTAACAGTTACAATCTAGCTGTGTACAAGACGGCAGGTTGGTGTAGAATACCAACATGGCAAAGCGTCTTACCCCCGAAGAGAAGGTCCTCCGTGAAGCCGAGAAGAAGGCCAAGCGCGAGGCTGATCGAAAGGCCCGCATCGAGGCGCAGCGCGCCCAGTGGGAAGCCGAGCGCCAGGCCGCTCGCACCGCGTTCGAGACTGGTCTGACTGACCACCAGCGCGCCGCCATCGCCCAGATCCTCAAGCCGCTCCGCTCGGAGCAGGACCCGTACCGCGCTGAAGGCGTGATGCGCGACGTGTACGAGAGCGAGTTCATCGAGAGCCTGGCGAGCCAGCTCCAGCACCGCGGTCACCTCTCTGCAAACCAGCTCAACTGCATCGTGCGCCAGTACGATCGGTTCCTGGAGCAGCAGCGGATCCGCGAGACGCTGATCCCGATCGCCGTCGGCAGCGAGTTCGAGACCCTCATCAAGTTCGACGACATCCAGTTCCTCGACGAGCCGAACTTCACCGATCGCGGCTCCCACCCGGTCGCGATCTGCCGCTTCACCGGCAAGGACGGTCGGAAGTTCAAGTTCAAGACGGGTGCCGACAAGTCGCTGCAGGCGCTGCAGGCGCAGAAGGAGACCGGTGAGCCGGTCATCCTCAAGACCCGTGTGACCTGGATCGCGGACAACGGCATCCACACCAAGCTCGGTGGTCCTGGTTCCTCGGTCCGCCGCCTGATCGACTGACCTGGCTGAGCGATTGTACTCAGTGCCGAAGGCGTGATACAATCGCTCCATGGAACCTATCACCATCAACCCCAACCGCATCGACCTGGACGAGGCCTACATGCAGATGGCCGAGATCTGGGCGAAGCGCTCGAAGGCCAACCGCCTGCAGGTCGGCTGCCTCATCGTCAAGGACCGGCAGATCATCTCAGACGGGTACAACGGCATGCCGTCGGGCGCCAAGGACGACGTGTGCGAGGAGTGGCACTTCGACGGCAACCGTGACCGCGAACCCGGCTACAGCGGCGAGCTGCGCACCAAGCGCGAGGTGCTGCACGCCGAGAGCAACGCGCTCATGAAGATCAGCGAGAACGGCGGCGTCGGTGCCCAAGGTGCCACGCTCTACACGACCTACTCGCCCTGCTTCGAGTGCAGCAAGTTGATCCGCCAGGCCAAGGTCAAGCGCGTCGTGTTTCGCAACGTCTACCGCGACATCGCCGGCGTCGAGTTCCTGCGCTCGATGGGCATCCAGGTGGACCAGCTCGGTCCCGCTCCTGATCACAGCGGACTTCCACGTGCGTATCTGCCGGATCAGCCGTCTCGTCCGCCCATCCCAGTCGAGCGCGTCGCCCCTCCAGCTCCGCCCGTTCCTCCAATCCCGGTTGAGGTTGTGCAGCCAATTCCCGCTGCTCCACCGATCGTGGCTCAGACCAACCCGAACGAGCCCACCTTCATCGAGGAGGACATCAGCGCCCTCCTCGCCCAAGCCGGCATCTCACCGATCGGTGATGCCGTTCCAGCACCCGCCCCGGCTTCAAAGGGAATGTCCATCCCGGACGGCCCCTACAAGTCCTCCTTCCTCTAACCACTGAGAGCACACCATGGCATCCGACATCCTTCGCCGCGCCCGACTGGTCCGTCGCGAGATCTTCGAACCGACCAACGAGGAGCACATCGCCTCGTTCAAGGTGTTCCTCGCCACTGGCAGCTGGGGCGCCATCCAGTTCTACCCCGAGGACCCGTACACCGACGCGCCGGCGACCGTGATGGCCAAGTACGCGCGCCACGCGCTGGGCGTGGAGGTGGAAACGCTCGAGCAGCGGGCTGAGCGCATCACCGGCCGCAACATCATCGTCAACGCGGCACCCGAACCCTCGAAGGAAGAGCGCCTCGCCAACGCGAACCGCCTGCTGAACGAGGCGATGAGCCGCCTGGAGAAGGCTGAAGCGTGAAGACGCTCGACACCCAGCTGAAGGACCGCGTGCTCCGCTTCGACGGAGTGTCGGTCGTCTCGCCCGAGATGGTCGCTGAGCTTCTCCTGCTCGGCGCCCAGCCCCATGAGGTGCGCGTCGCGGGCAACAGCTGGGAAGTCGAGCAGTTCAACCTCCACACCAACGAGCAGCTCTTGCCGCCTGGCGATCCCATCAAGCTCGACATGAGCTGGCAGCTTCCGAAGGAGTACCTCGACATCGACCTCGACGACTACGTCATCAACAAGGCTGCGCCGATCATCGAGAGCGCTGGCTACGGTGAGGCACAGCACATGGTCGCGCTGCATCGAGTGGTTGCTGAGCTTGCTGAGATCAAGCGCCGGGGCATGGGCACCTTCGTCAAGACCATCATCTACGTGCTGGACACCTTCAAGAAGACCGGCACCGTCTGGGGAGTGGGCCGCGGTTCAAGCTGCGCCTCCTACGTCCTCTTCATTCTCGGCCTGCACTCAGTCGACTGCGTCAGGCTCAACGTTCCAATGGACGAGTTCTACCATGATTGACCACACCATTCCTGCTGGCTACCAGCTCCACATCGATACGTGGGAAAATGACGCGGACGCCCGCGTCACGAAGATCTGGTCGGGTCTGTCCAAGGAGGACTGCGCCTTTCTGATCGCCTTGTGCGAGCGGTTCCGCAGTCGCAACGCCCACGACCACACCAAGCGCAACGGCTTCAAGGGCCTCGGCAACGGAAGCACCACCGCCGAGGACCTGCTGGGCGCCTTCTTCTCCACGCTGAACGAGCACCAGCACATCAGCCGCGACATGCGCCAGCTGTTCGAGGACGTCATCCCGGCTGAGGAGGACGACAACGACGCCGCCGAGATCCTCTACGACATCCTCTGCGACCAGGTCCTGGGCTACCCGGTCAACGAGACGTACTCGTACGACTACGAGAACTTCTGCCGGGTGTTCGACGACTACAAGGTCTACTACTTCGAGCAACCTGTGAACGACGTGACCCACGAGTTCCAGTGACCTCCGCTTCTTGGCGCGGGAGACTGTAAATACAGGACGCCGTCAAAGGCGAACTTCCTGGAGACAGTACCACATGGCCAAGATCGTTCGGAGCGCACGCGGTGAGCTCATCGACTTCGAGCTCCTCGCAATCAAGCAGCAGCTGGCTGCCGCCCCGGTTCCAAAGGTTGTCGAGCAGCGCAAGGCTGCCATCGACGCCAAGGACGGGGTCAAGACCGACGTCGCCCCTGACCTGGAGCTGAGCGACATGCTCGCTGCCAGCACAGATGCGGCAGCAGCCAGCCGGGTTGCCGCCAAGGGCGCCCAGCTCAAGCGCAAGTGACCTGAAGGGGCCGCCCTGGCCTCTTCCTTCTTGATACAATCGACAGCATGAGTGCATGTGCCTGCATGGGCCCACCGGGCGACTGTCCCTGCATCCGCAGGAGCAAAGGCCTGCCTGTTCCAATCGCTGAAGCCTACATCTCACCAGAGGTGTGGAAGTTTCTGACCGAGGAAGAGCAGCGCACCATCAACGACCTCAAGCTTACCGCTGCCATGCGGTCCATCTTTGCCAAGAAAGTAGAGACCAATGAACCTCCGTCCGCTCCGTAACAACGTCATGTTCAAGTTCCTCGATGACACCGCCGGCTCCAAGGGCGCCTTCATCGAGAAGTCGACCGCCAGCGGCATCATCATCCCGCAGACGACGTCCACCCAGAAGGTGCACCGCTGGGGCCAGGTGGTCGCCCTCGGTCCGGACGCCGAGGCCGGTGGTCTTGCCGTCGGTGACTACATCCTCATCGAGGCCCTGATGTGGATGGAAGGCGTGAAGTTCGAGGACGAGAAGATCTGGAAGACCGACGATTCCAAGATCCTCGCCGTGACAGATGACGTCACTCAGTGCCAACCACAGGCGTTCTGAGGAGACGACGATGTTCCACGTGCGTAGAGAGGGAACTGCCCTCCAGAACGGCTTCAACTTCTATCCGTGGTCCGAACGGAAGAGCTCCATCGGTTTCATCTGGGGCTGGAACGGCTACGCCAAGTTCTTCCGCTGGAGCGTTCACGCCCGTCGCTTCATCTTCCAGACAGTTCGCTCTGACGCGTACGCCACGCCGGAGTGCCACCTTTCTCCTGACGAGGCTGAGCGCTTCATCGACACCACTCGCCTGGAGCAGTTCGAACGCTGCATAGACTTCGCCGATCCCAACGAATCCAACATCAACCGCGACGAGCAGCCGCGCTCCTTCCTGTGACCTTCATCGTACTCACCTTCCTCGCCGCGTTCCTCATTGAGGGCCTCGGCACAGTCGTGTCCGTGATCGGTCTCAGCACCCTCTTCGGTGCGAACCCGATCATCATCGCGCTGGCAGTCGCCCTCGACATCGGCAAGCTGATCGTCGTCACGCTGCTCTACACGTACTGGAAGCACCTCAGCAAGCTGATGAAGGCCTACGCGCTGGTGGCCTCCATCATCACGATGACCATCACCTCCGCTGGCTCGGCTGGCTACCTGTCAGCGAAGTTCCAGGAGGCGATCATCGGGACCCAGGAGGGGTCGCTGAAGGTGAACGTGCTGAAGGACGAGCAGGCCCGCCTGCAGAAGCGCAAGGAGCAGATTGACCAGCAGATCGCCTCGCTGCCTGAGAAGTTCTCAGCGACGCAGCGCATCCGCATGATCAACCAGTTCAAGGACGAGCAGAAGCAGGTGACCGCGCGGCTGAGCGAGATTGACCGCCAGCTGCCTGACCTTCAGGTGAAGCAGATCAACGTGGAGGCAAAGGCAGGTCCGATCCTCTACATTGCAAAGGCCTTCGACGTTCCGGTCGAGGTGGCGGTCAAGTACGTCATCCTCATGATCATCTTCGTGTTCGACCCGCTGGCCGTGTTCCTCATCATCGCTGGCAACTTCCTCCTGCACCAGCGCAAGCTGCACAAGGACACCGGAGTTGGTGAAGCCGACCTCTTCGAGGAGGGCCCGCCGAGGATCACCAACCTGGCGCCACCGCCACGCGAGGCCGTGACGAAGCAGTACGTCGACAACCTTGATAGCCCAATCAACGCGCCAATTGGCTCGAAGGAATGGGAGGACGCGGTAGACGCGCTGCCTGAGCCGACGACGATCCCTCCGATGCCACCGGTTCCCGCACCTCGGCCCGAGCCGGTCGTTGAGGAGCCGCTCATGGCTGAGGAGCCGAGCGAGGTGATCGCAAGCGACATCAAGTTCCGCGATCCAGATGCCGAGCGCGACATCATCACGCTGTCTTCTCTGCGCGACGTTGTGCCAGATGCGAACACGACCGTTGGTGGCCCTACCGACAACGGCGCGCTGACGCCGCACTCACGCCCTGACATCTTCAAGGCCTGACCTAATCGCCATCCTTAGACATCTCATTGTGCCCGTGTGGTACAATGGTAGCATGTCACCACTGGAGCTTGCATGACCAAGAAGCCGTGGGTCGAGATCTACCGACCCCTGTCCCTGAAGGACGTCATCTTTGCCGACGAGCGGACTGCCAAGCAGTTCGCTCGCATCGCCGAAACTGGTGAGCTGCCGAACCTGCTCATCTACGGCCCGCCCGGTACCGGCAAGACGTCCGTGTCCAAGGCGCTGCTGCGCGACCTCGACATCGACGTGATGGACCGCCTGCGCATCAACTGCTCGGACGAGAAGATCGACGCCATGCGCGAGAAGGTCCGCGCCTTCGCCATGACGATGCCGATCGGCAAGTCGCAGGAGGCGTGGGAGCGCGGTGACCGCCGCCCTGACTACAAGGTCGTTCAGCTCGAGGAGTTCGACTACCTCTCGCACGACGCGCAGGCCCTCCTTCGCTCCCTCATCGAGGACACCAGCGGCACCTGCCGCTTCATCGCCACCTGCAACTACATCAACAAGGTGGTGCCGGCCCTGCGCTCGCGCTTCCAGGAGTTCGAGTTCAAGTCGCCCGACGCAGGCGCGGTGGCCCTGCGCTGCGCTGACATCCTTGAGAAGCAGAACGTCGAGTTCTCCATCGATGACCTCGACGCCGTCGTGGCAGCCGGCTACCCAGACATCCGCAAGACCATCACGCTGCTCGAGCAGTTCAGCACGACAGGCAAGCTGACGGTAGGTAGCGCAGAGCAGGTGGCTGACTGGAAGCTCGGCCTGCTCGCTGACATCGAGAGCGGGGACTTCTTGGCAGCCCGCAGAACGGTGTGCAACAGCGCCACCAAGGAGGAGCTGATCGACGTCTTCAAATTTTTGTACGACAATGTAGAAAAGATTGGTGCTGGAGGTGCGCTCAAGAAGGCGCTTCACGCCAAGAATTCTGCTGATGGTAAGTATGACGCAGCAATTGTTCTCATTGCGCAGTACATGTTCCAACACGCATTCGCATCAGACCCGGAAATTAACGTGGCTGCCCTGTTTGTCGAACTTTCGCAGCTCTTCCGAAAGACCAACCAGAGCTGAGATGCTCTGATATGTCTTCGGGACGAACGCGTTTTGGTGTTTCGTTCGGATGCCACATCCATTTTACCGCAGCCATCTTAGCTCGAGTTTCCAAGCTTAGGGGACCTGTCACCTTACGCTTTTTCTTATGCTTATAGGTGTATCCCTTTGTTGTCTTGTGTGTTTCAAGCCCAGCGCGAACACGATCCCACCGCCTTTTTGAGCTTTCCTTCATTCGCTGCTTTGCCAATTCAGATTTTGGAACACCTTTTTGCGTATTGCTAACGAACCGTGCAAAGATGCGACGAGCCATCGAGTATTCGCTTGAGGTAAATCGTCTCTCATGTTCGCCGTTATTTGAGAACGCCATCCTATGAAGAGCCCAACACATCTTGCGCTTCGCTTCACCAGTAACCATCTTCGTGAGAAGCAGATGAGCGACAAAATGTTGACGAGCTGAAAGGGCAACAATGTTGTCCCTGCTGTTGGAACCACCTAGACTGCGTGGGACGATATGATGACGTTCTGTATAGGTTGATGTCGTGTCTGGGCGTGATACAATAGACATGTACCAGCGCGTGTATTTGTTCGACAGAAACATATGAGCCCTTCTGTATATAGCTTTATTTATCATGGCTGAGCGTCAGCTTGACCTGTGGAGCTTCCTGGCGCAGCTGTCGAAGCGCGACCTGACGGCCTATGACCGCCTGACGGACGAGCAGAAGAAGGAGGCCGCTCCTTTCGTCATCATGCGCTGGTTGACGGGTACGGCCGACGCGGCTCAGATCGTGCGCCTAAATACCTTCGTCAACCCCTATGCCTTCTCCCTCGGGCAGGAGAAGGGCCTCCTCTTCAAGCTGCTGGCTGCCTCGTGCACCGGCAAGGGTGGACGGTACAGCTGGCTGAAGGCGCCAGGTGCGAAGGTAGCTCGACTGCGGCTGGACGTCATCAAGGAGTACTACGGCGTCTCAACCAAAGAAGCTGCCACCTACACGACCATCGGAGATGATACAATCGTAGAGATGGCCGAGGAGCTTGGCTGGGATGACGAGCAGCTGCGGAAGCTGAAGGCGGAGGTAGGCAAAGATGGACCGGGAAGAGCTGAGAAGGCAGGCAGCAAGTCGCCGAAGCGGCGCTGAGCTTCCCGCTCAGCGTGAGAAGTGGCTCTGCAGCTTCTGCAACCGCGAGTTCACCTTCGAGCGCGCCTTCATGAACCACCGCTGCAAGGGCAAGATCAAGCTGGACGAGCTGCGCTCGCCAACCGGTCAGGCGGCCTATGCGCACTACTGCACGTGGATGCGCCTGAAGCGCCACACCGTCCAGTCCATCGAGAAGTTTGGTGACAGCGCCCACTACTCGCCCTTCATCAAGTTCGCGCAGTGGGCTGAGCGGACCCGCCTTCCCACCCCAGAGGGCTTCATCAAGCTCATGGTGGAGACGAACGTGCAGCCCGCCCTGTGGGCTCGCGACAACACCTACGCCATGTACCTGCGCACCTACGACGCGGTGGTCTCTCCCGAGAAGCAGTTCCTTGACGGGCTCACCGAGCTCAAGCTGCTGGCTGAGGAGCTTCGCGTCAGCCTGCCCAACGTCTTCGCGCGCCTCAC